ACTATTTATCTTATCCTGGCTAATTGTATCGGATTTGACTTTATTCATTAAATTAAATAATCTGATTTTATCTCCAGGTACAATAATTTATCATCTCTAGGGTGGCGCCTAATTCCTGATATATTATGAGGCGTCGTTTTTCTTTTGATAAAAATAGGGAGCTTGAAGACTTTCTTATAAGGTTTTATCCAGCCGGGAATTACACATGGATAGTTCCTGATGGCTGTTTTCTCGTAGACGTTTTTTTAGTTGGAGGCGGAGGTAGCGGTAGCTCTGCCGGCGGTGGAGGTGGTTATACCAAGACCTTCAAATCTGATAGCAAAGGTTGGAAAGACGGAGAGGCTATTGCTGTAAAACCAGGTCAATCTATTTCTATAACAGTAGGAAAAGGAGGAGCAAAAGTTTATCAAGCTGAACAAAATTCCCCTGGTAAAGATGGGGGTTACTCTCAATTTATGAACTCGTCTTATAGAGCAAATGGAGGAAAGGGAGCTAATAAATGGAAGGGAGGAGATGGTGGTAGTGCCGGCAGTTCAACATATACACAAGATGGTGCTTCGGATGGTGGAGACACTAATGGAGAAGAGTATGGAGTAATCAAAGGTCAAGGTCATACCACCAGAGATTTTGGAGAATCCGGCGGTAAAAGAAATGCCGGTGGTGGGAGTGGAGAAACTAACACCGGAGTAGTATTCCAAGGAGGAATATCTGATTACAGTGAAGGATCTGGCACAGGAGGATCAACAAACGGATCTGGTAAAGGAGGTGGAGGTTATGGCGGCGGAGGCGGCGGCGTCAGATACTCTATGGTTTATGCTGGAGCTGGTGGTGATGGCACTGTTTTGATTAGGGGTAAAAGATATGTGACAAGGTGATTATCTGCCATTTTACGCTCACTTTGAAAGCCCATGATTAAATCTCTTTTGCTATCTTTGTGACAAACAGTTACAAAGATGGCATCAGAAGATAACAGAAACATAGCGGTTCCTCAAACAGGTATGAACCGCGATCTGCATCCGTCGAGTCTTACGGATCAGCATTATACGTTTGCCTTGAATGCCAACATAGAATCCGAGGATGGTAATGTTGGGATGAGATCTAACGAGCACAGTAACCTTAAATGTATTGATTTCGATGGGTTTAAGGTTATTGGTTATAAGAATGATCTTACTTCAGGCAATATCTATTTTTTTATAACAAATCCTGAAACGGGCGTATCTAAGATAACTTATTTCAAGCCTGAATCCGATACAAGTATCTTATCCGACTCCGATATAGAATCTATGGTAGAAGGATCGGAGTCGTTGTGCTCTGGCATGAAAACCTTGTTGGAAGACAACGAGCAAGATTCGTGCCTCAATTTCTCTATCTATCATCCTATAAAAACCATAGAAATAAAGACAGAGAAATGTGGGAAATGTATTTACTGGACTGACGATTATAATCCTCCCAGGTATGTTATTGTAGACAAGGCTCTGACTCCTGATGATGAAGGTGATATATGGTATCATTATCATGGGTATAAGATATGCGATAAAGAATACGATAGGAAAAAGTTCATGCAGGAAAATGGTTGTTTTCTGGCATGTGAGAAACTTAGGGTGTTTCCACTACTGGACCAGCCATGTGTAGAGCCGGTACAGATAGAGTACGGGGGCAGCCTGCGTGCGGGCGTGTATCAGTTTGCTGTGGCCTTGTGCGATGAATTTGGTAACGAGAAAACTAACTATACTTCATTAACTAACCCTGTTCATATATTTGACGAACAATATATTAGGATAAATGATGGTAAATGGGGAGAAAGAACTAATCTTGGTATAAGACTTAAGGTGTCTAATCTGGATAGGCAAGTCAGCCATTATAAGGTGGCTGTTATTCAGAATACTGTTGGATACAATGGTGAAACACAACCTGTAGTGGATTATTTTATAGAAGGTATTCATCCTATTACAGAGAAGACTATATACTATTATTCTGATCTTAATAACAAAAGAACGACATTCGAACACATTTCTTTAAAAAGAGCCATATATAATACATCAAGAGGAATAGTGTCAGTCGGAAACCGTCTTCTTCAATATGGTCTTACGGCAGAAAAAGAATGGAATTTACAGCCTGTAGTTTCTCTTATGGGGCATTTTCTAAAATGGCAGGCGTCGGTAGCTCACGAAGACCTGTATAAGGATGGTAATGCTTGCTCGTTGTATGTGGGATACATGAGGAATGAAGTATATCCTTTTTCTATCTCGTTTAAGACATCCACAGGATATAAAACTCCAGCATTCGTTCTTGTTCCCCCACCTTATGATAAGGCGAGAGAGGAAATGAACAAAGACAGTATCCCATACCAGTCTATAAACGCATATGCTCCGGATTGCTCAGGTGTTGATAGGAAATATGTATGGCAGTATAGCAATACGGCAGGAGATGGGGTATTGATTGACGACGATGCGGTTGTTATAGATGAAGAACAGAAAGAGTGTAACAACCCGGCTACCGTAGGTCAAACTGTTATAGTGGAAAGCAATTTCGCTACTTTTAAAGGGAAATCAAGATTTATTATCGATTATGATGATATTGTAGGAACCCCTATAAATTATTTGTCTGAAAATATAGGTCTTGTAGCTTGTAATAATAAGGAGAATGGAAACAATGAAAGACAGATATGTGATATAGCTACCAAATACAGAGAAGATGGAACACAGGATTATATGGAGCCAATTGATCATATTAGGTTACCAGAAATGGAAGGAGACTGCGAAGTACCTCATCGTCAAGAATCTATATTGTCAGCTCCAGTTTCTTTAATAACTGGTATTGTAGAGGACTATATATATAAAGAATTAGAAGACATGGAGCACGTGTCTACCGACTATTTATATACAACCGGAGGTGAGAACCAGAATAAGTATTCTGTTCTATTCAATTACGATACAATGGATTCTTTGTCTGAATGGATGGATGAAGCATTTTTTGGTGACGACGCAGGTAAGGTATCCGGCGATGGCGAACGGCATCTTTGTTCTGAGTTCTATCCGTATTTACAACCAGGGAGTATATTAAAAACAGTGTCAGATGCAATATATATTCTTGATACAATGCCTTGTACATGTGGTTGTTATATTGAAAATTATTGTTCGGATCCTACTGTTTCAAGGTCTGATTATAATAACTTTCAAAACAATAATTACATCCTTGGAGGATATATTTTACATATAGATGGGTGGAGTCAAGAGATAAATGGAAAAGGTGATTGGAGGGCTGGAAGATCAACGAGTACGGTAATAAATGATCAATACCGATCAAAGAACGGACCGAAATATTGCATTGAACAGTTCTGGCCTGATGCTTCCAAGAAGCTCCAGGATATGATATACAAAAATGCGGACACTGGCATACCTGAAACGGACTGGGAATTTGAGGGGTATGTAAATAATGCAACATTTGAAAATCCTACTGGAGATAAACTTAATATAGGATTTGCTTCTGAATTTGTAGTACGCAAGTTTGTGAGGAATGTAATGACCAATGCCAGGTTTATTAGAATCAATAGGCCGGAGGAATGGGATATAGAAGGATATAAGGAAGAAAATAAGGTCCTTTATCTTGAAGCCCTTGGGAAGATAGATGGTACAATGGATGCTGTGTCTACCAATTACGTTCGTGTTTCTTTTTGGAAGGATATAGAGACATGGAATCCACTTGGCATAATACCAGTAGATTTCGATAGGCCGGAACATGCTTCAGGACATTCGGTTATTATCAATATAGCAAGACCCGCATGGGGAACTATAGATGATAAATTCTTTAAAGAAACGATAAAACAAGATTATTTTTATGTAACAATAGAATCTCCGGTTGTAGCTGTTCCTTGGATAATGACATTCAGACAAATACAATTTTGTAAATATAAGAATAAGGATACTCCAGACGAGGAGGAGGAACCAAGCAAGAAACCGTCTCGTGCTATTTTAGGCGTTTCTTTTGCTACAGGTAAAACTATATATCCGTATATTTTTGGTGTAAGAGAAAAGGAGGTAAATAAGATTGTTTTGTCTGTGGATTCTATAACACTTAGATCAACTGTCTTATTTGCATCTAAATGTCAGACATGTGGAGATAGGCCTATTAATTGCAAGCCTCGTCCTTATAAATACGGGGATTTTGCATATTGGGAATCATCTGAGAAATATCCTGCTAATTTTGAACTTTATGATAGTAGTAGGATGAAAATAGACACAGGTAGATCTTATGATGATCCAAAAAAAACAGAAGCTTATTCTAATATTATGAATAAGTTAACAGAATATTATGGCGCTCCTTTGTCAGACAAAAATGGATTATCTTATTTCAAGGGCCATTCTTATGGAGGAGTAGATACTTCTACCGTATTTTGCCAACAATCTATACGTCATTACCGGTTCCCAGATAATAAGCATATACCTTTTATGAACAGTGATGAACGTGGATATGACATAGCTTCTGAAATATATCCGGTAGGTATTATGGTAGATGAGAACATCATACAAGTGTTTTTGGATTTTGCGGTAGATTCTGGTTTGATTACGCAACAACAAAGAGATACGATTGTAGGATATGAACTGTATCGTGGAGATAGGAGGCTAAATAGGTCGGTTGTAGCTTCAGGATTAGCCTATGATATGCTTAGATACATAGGAGACGATGGTAATGTAAATATCTATCCTAATTACCCATATAATGACCTATCACAAGATCAATATAATTATACGTCTGGCAAAAGAGACGAGTTTATATCCCATCCATTCGACAAAGGAGGAAACGTGTGGTATTCATTTTGTTCGCCTGATATTTATTTCAATAAGCCCGAACTTCCAAATGAAGTATGTATAGACGGGTTTCAAAGAGGAATGTCTGTGGGCAGTTTCGTACCTGTAGAAGATCATCCAAAATGGACTATCTTAGGTCCTGCCGCATACACGATGGCTGCGTCACTTGCCGCAGTTGAATCAAGTGCCACAATAGCCGCTATGATAGCAGAAGAGCTTCAGATAAGGGCTCAGTCTGGATACATAGGAGGGTCGGCCGGTCTTACCGGAGGAGGATTCCTAACGAATTTAAGTGTAGCCATGCTGTTTTCTTCAATGGTGTCAACCATCAGTCAAACTCTTGCTAAGGGCCCGATATTGTACGGTAAGTACCGTTATGATTGGCTTAATACGTTTATAAACAATGGACCGAGACGTAATCATGCATGGTATTATACTTCTGTAGGATTATATAATTCAATGATAGGTATAACAGACCAGGATAAGTATGAACGAAATTTTGCTCGTGGTTTATCTTCTGTTAAGTACATGAAGTCCGGTGTATATCCTATGATGGATGCCAGTATGTCATCTAAATGGGGAACCGGTAAAAACGATAATGAGGGACGATTTTTATTTGTTAATAATATAGATCGTGAATCTTCGTTATTTTTATCATTTGGTGATCCAGGTGAAAAAGGAGATGGTAAATCGAAATATTTATTGGAATATCCGAACTATGTCTACAACTACGACAGTAGCCGTATAGATGATTCGGTTATTGCTGGAAGAGATATTGTAGCAGGAAGAACATTCGAGCAATCCAAATCAGTTTCATACATTTGCTCTCCGTATATGAGGCTTATGAGATATAGGCCGGATCAATATGGTCAAATAGAAGATATAAAATGGATTTCCATAGGTGGATGTGGATTTTTCACTAATGAAAGGAAACTGATGTTCGGCGGTGATACGGTGATAACCAGATTTTCGTTAAAGAGAAAATTTCCTGTTTTTTATAATAGTGCTTTTGGTATTGGAGATATGATACCTTTCCCTTACATGGATTATAGAAATGTAGGATATCCAAGATATTTTGTTAATTATGATACAGGGGAAGATGCGCTTGAAACCACGGATAACGAACGTTTCAATAGTTGGACATCGTCTAATAAAGGAAAATATGCTTTTTACCCAAATAGGAAGAGCTTGTATGAATTGAATGGTGACACCTCCGGTAAGTATGTAGATGGCAGATTTTATACATGGTTCTATGGTATTCCTCAGTTCCTTGTAGAGTCTGAAATAAATTGTAATTTCAGATTAGAGGGCCCTCAGCCTCATGAATTATTCTATCCAAAAGTAGGAGATTTTGTTTGGTGGACACAAGAAAAGAACGTATCTATCCATAGGGACAATGATTACAAGATAAGTCCTATCTACTCATCAAGAATGACATTGACACCTAATGTATTGCCGGCAACATACGAACGTCGTTTTTATGATTGTGCTTACCAGCGACCTAATGGTGTTATATGGAGTAGGGCTGACGTATCTGAAAACAGTCAAACAGATCCGTGGCTAACGTACAAGCCTATGGACTATCATGAGTTCCCAACCAGCAACGGGAAGCTTATTCACATGAAGCGTATTGAATCCGATCAGATTCTTGTTAGGTTCGAGGATCAGGTTTCACTCCATAACGCCATAGACGTAATCAAGGAGCGCACCTCCCCAGGGCAGGCCGAGATGGGCACCGGCGGTCTGTTCGCGTCCCGGCCTCTGGAGTACAACACGACCGACCTTGGTTATTCTGGAACACAGAGCACTGAAATAATTAGTTCAGAATTTGGTCACTTCTGGGTAGATACTAAAAGAGCACAGGTATTTATGACCGATCCGAACGGACGTAATCTTAAGGAACTTAGTGTAGGTATCAGGCATTGGCTCAAGCGTCATCTTCCTTTTAAGATTCTTAGATACGGAATAACTAATATCTTAACCGGTACAGAGATGACAGAAGAAGATACAGACAATAAATTTATCGGTCTTGGTCTGTCTCTTGGATGGGATAACAGGTATAAGAGGGTACTTATCACGAAAAAAGATTATATACCTGTTAAGAACCCGGCATATTATAAATATGATGGTGGAAGGTTCTTATACAATGAAACAGAGGTGCTGTCAAACGATAAGGAAATATCTTTAAAGGACGAACAATATTTCAAGGACGTGTCGTTCACTATCGGATATTCGTGTCTGAAGCAAGAATGGATTTCTTATTATTCGTTCTGTCCTGACTATTATATAGAACAGCAACAATATTTCCAGACAGGAATAAACTTCCCGGCATCGGATGAAGAAGGTGGCTTATGGAGCCATTTGCTGACGAATAAGAGCTTTCAGACATTTTACGGAGCAACATATCCATTTATATTAGAAGTGCCGATAAAAGAGAAATATAACGGTTCTACGCTGGCTTCTGTAGAATACGAGCTTGATGCAAGGAAATACGTAGATGATGTGAATTACACTCTTGACAGGAAAGTAGGTTTAGATACGATAACTATCTACAACGACACAAACAACTCAGGCGAAATTCATCTTGTTCCAGAAGAAAAGAATAATTTAGCACAACGTATATCATATCCGAAGATCGTAGGTGACCATACTGAGGTCCTGGATACTGAGGTATATAGAAGACATAAGTTAAATGACTTCTTCAACAGGGTTGACGATGACCGATCTGAAACACCTATCTGGATCAAGGACGATAACGATATAAATAAGTCAGTTAATCCTGATGCTCTTAATTTCAGACGGTCATGGCTGGATAGGTTGCGTGGTAGCTGGATGCTGATGAGGATAAAGAAACTAATTAGCAACCGGAAAATTATATTCCAGTGGTTGATTTCTGAAGATAAGATTAAGAATAGATAATATCGTATTACCCTCTACTTTTCAATAAGTAGAGGGTAATTTTTTATTCTACACATATAAATCCGTATTTTTTTATTATATGACAAATATCATTATTATCCATCCTGAACCATTCTCCATCGACTCTTACTGAATCATATTCTTTATGTATTAATAATTCTACATTTTTATTGCATACTCCTATTATAGATAAATTAGGATTCCCAATAGATAGTGTTTTAAGTCTTTCAATAGGATTACGGCTTTTCCCTATTTTAAATAAACCACTCGAACTATCTTTAATTATATAGGTATTAATATCACCACTGGAATTTTTATCATGCGTGACTGGGGCTGGTTTGTTGCATACTGTAAGGAGTGATGCGTTTTCACCGAACAATATATCTATCCATATATTTATTTTTTTTATGTTATACGCAAATATACAATACGATACTGTCTATTATGTTGTCTGTGTGTTAATTTGTTCAAATTAATCTATTTTAAATCATTTTAATTTGTAAATCATATTTTAGTGTCTATATTTGCATCGTAATCAAGAGAGATTATAATGCAAGACAGTGGTGATGGAAGGTGATACTTCGGTTTGTGTCACAGGTTCGAGTCCTGTATTTTTCATGCAAGAAAGATTAGATCAGTTGGTAGATTAAAACCTCCTTTCAAACACCTTCCAAATTATCCCTGTTTTAACAACATATACAGATGGTGAGGAGTTCGGTTACTTCGAAAATTAGCGTAGTGGTTTAACGCAGCATCAGGTACATTTGCTTTTCATCGGTTCGAATCCGATATTTTCATCTTAGATCCGGCTCCGCTTTTCCTCTGTTTGAAAGACATAAGAAACTAATGAGTGGTGATGGGGTTAGTTACTTCGAATTTAGCTCAGATGGATAGAGCGATACTCTTTTAAAGTATAGGTCGATGGTTCAAATCCATTATTTCATTGTTTACACTAACTTCAGCTTTTCCCTCATTGAGTATTCATTTTGATATATTTTTTTTCAAGCAGTGGTAGTAATATCACTGCTTTTTTTTGTATAACACTTTAAAGAAAACAACAACAAATGGGAAAGTTTAACAAAAAGGATGAAGGTGTTAAACCTACGATCGTGAATCACATGGGAGAGAAGGCGTATAAGCCTAACGCAGAAGAAGAGTTGGTATCTACGGTAATGACTACCATGTTGTCTGATTCTTATTATGAGAAAGAAAAAGACAAGGTGAACAGGATTAAGGACCTTATGGATCAAGTAGATCCGTATTTCGCAGCACAAACAGCATTGTATGTCAGGAAAGAAGGAAAGCTTAGGTCGGTAACGCATCTTATGGCTTCTGTCCTTGCCAGCAAAGCATCGGGTAAGGAATGGGCTTCAAGGTTCTATAACAAGATCGTTATGCGTCCTGATGATATGAGCGAAATCCTTGGCTGTTATGCGGCTCTTAACGGCAAAAATCCAAAGAAGTTAAGAGGTATATCCAGTGCTATTAAGAAAGGATTTAAGACGGCTTTGGAAGGTCTTGATCCGTATCGGATTGATAAGTATAAGATGGACAGTAGGGTCATTACTATGGTTGACCTCGTAAACTTATTTCACCCTAAAGGCAATCAGGCTAATAAAACGGCTTTCCAGTACCTTATAGAAGGTCGGTCTTTGTCTGGATTATACGAAAGCAAGATTCTTGAAAAAGAAATGTCTAAAGCCGGACAGGATAAGAAAGATAATAAGGAAAAGAAAGAAGCTTTAGGTGACGCTATTCGGGACGTGGTTTCTAATGTAAAAGGTATGCCTATTTTTAATATGGTTCGTAACCTTGTAAACATAATCAAATACGCACCTGATCAAATAGATGAAGTTTGTAGGCAGCTTACAATAGAAGAGAAGGTGCTTAATTCGAAGATGCTTCCTTTCCGTTTTGCTTCAGCTTTCAAAGAGGTTGAAAATATGGGCACTGATGGTTCCGATAACGATATTGTATTTGAGTCGGATAAAAAACGAGCTAAATTAACAGCGCGTAATAAATATAAGATTTTAGATGCGTTGGAGAAAGCCATAACCATCTCCTGCAAGAACCTGCCGGTATTGGAGGGGCGGTCGGCTATCCTGATTGACCACTCTGGCTCTGTACGTGGAGATATGGGAGGATCTTCTGAGGTATCTGCCTTTAGCAAAACAAGTACGGCTGTCATTGGTAACTTATTTGGCTGTATGATTGCTTCTGTGCTTCCTGACGTATTTATTGGTATGTTTGGTGACAAACTTATCAATTACGAATATGATAGAAGTAAAGGTGTTTTATGGAATAACAAAAAATCTTTTACTGCCGGAGGAGAATGCGGTGGTGCCACTGAAAACGGTCTTTTTGCGTTCTTGGATAAGTGCGTTAAAGATAAGATCAAAGTAGATAACTTGTACGTTATTTCAGATATGCAGATAGGAGACGGTGAATCTGTTGTATGGGAGAAAAGTTCCAGTTATGGATATGGCAAATTCGCCGAACTTTTGAAAGGGTTCAAGAAAGTGAATCCAAATTGCAAGATCGTTTCTATTTCTATTCAAGGATATGGAAGTGAGATGTTTTACAAAGGATCTAATATCTTGAACATAGCTGGTTGGTCAGAATCTATCTTCGATGTTATTAACAGCAAGTTCTGCGGATATAAGAATATGGTTGAGGAAATTAGGAAGATTAAGATTTAAATCTTACATTCGTACTGTTTTCATAAGAAGAGATTTATCATAATAAGCCGGAGAATGAATGGTGGCATTCTTCGGCTATTTATTTACATTTGTTGAAAAAAAAAAGAATGAAAGAAAAAGAATTTGATTTTGTGATATATCCACTAAAGTTGATTATCACCGTAGGGTTAGATTACAAAACATTGTGTGATCGTTTCGAGAATGCAGAATTGGATCATGAAGGAGAATGGGGAGATGAAGGCGATTTAGATTCAGAAGTATCTTTTATGAATCTTGTTCGTGATAAGAGAGATGATAGAGCTTTTAAGTTATTATGGAATTTTCAAAGTGAGAATGATATGACTATACAAAACATATGTCATGAATCATTTCATGCAGCTATGTCGGTATGCCAACATTGTAATATGTCTCTTGGTTTTAAAGTGGGAGAAGATGAACACGCAGCTTACATAGCCGGATTTGTTGGTAATTGCGCAGATGAAATGTTTGGATTCTTAGAGGAAGAAAAAGATGGCAAAGAAAACTAAAAATTATGTAAAGGACAAACAACCAAAAACATTATGGAATAAAATTGGTCCGTTTGTAAAACTTAGAGAATATCTGGCATCTAATATAACACCTGATGTGTATGCTAACGAAAGAGGATTAAAAACTAAAATAATGGAATTTTTTGGTCAAGATGTTCCGAAAGCCAATGTAGATGATTTTAGTCAGAATCTTTGGTTTAGATTCTTAAACCAACCAAATAACCTGAAAGAGGAAAACGGGATTGTTAGAATACCAGATAATATCAAATCCATTATATCTGACAGGATAAATGGTGGGTGGGAGAAAATGGCTAAAAAATATGGGAAGGAGCTTGATTCCTTAGATAATAAGATAATTGATGGAAAAGTTGCAGGCAAGGACGTATCTGATTTGGAGGAGTTAAGGGATGTAACGAGCAGGAAACTTGGAATGGTAGAAGAGGGTATAGATCTCTTAAAAAAAGCCAGAACCGGGGAACATCAGGTATTTAACGAATATAATTTTATACCGGATGCTTACGGAGATTTAAATGATTTATCAGGCTTATCAAGTTTTACCATGTACCGTGATGATAGAGGTAGGATGGTTGTGAAAGATAAGTACGATTTTTATAGAAGCGATCAACCTTTTGGTGTTGGGGTTGTTACTAAGACTCTTGATACAATAGGATATCCTTTTGAAATAAGGGATTATGTAGAAGATAAAATCCCATACGAAGAGAATGATCCAAACAAGATCCTGTTTAGATCCATTATTGATTCAAAGAATGATTTGGATAAAAGGATGGAGATAAGATCCAAAAAACAAGGAGGGGATTCTTCTAAGCCGGAAATAGATTGGGATTTATTCAAATCCAAATATGAAAATATGAAGCGTGTGGGTAAGGGTAAGCATCGTACTATGGACGTAGAAGGGATGAATATGATCTATGATGCTTTATATGATAAAGGTTTTAATCAACGCCAGATAGAAGCCGTACTTGGAAATATTATTGAAGAATCTGGTGGAAACCCCTACGCTGTATCTGAGGATGGAAAATTTAGGGGACTTTTTCAAGAATATTACAAAAGATATCCGCCAAAAGAGTTTGAAAGAGATAAAGAGAGATTTAAGAGCGATAAGCGTGGATATATCAACTATATGATAGACAGATTTTATGATCATGTTCAAGATGCTGGGAAGTATAGTATAAAAGATACTAAATACAAAAAAGCTATTCATGCAGTAAACGAATTTATGTCAGAAGATCCAGATACGGATTATTCGTATCCACTTGTATATGCTTTTGAAGCTCCATCAGATAAAGAAGGGACTTATAAAAACAGAAAGAGCGTATCAAACTTGATAAGCCAATCTTATGTTACGGATAATGTTAATAATTCAGATGATGCTGATAAAAAGAATAATAGTATTATTGATGCTATTCTTGACATAAAAAACGATCTTGAATTACAAGACCCGATTTCCACTACAAGAGGCGAAGCCTTTAAAGAAGCCAGGAAAAGAGGTCTTAAGGAATTTACATGGAATGGAAAGAGATACAATACCAATATAAAAAAAGAAGGAGGAGCCGTAGATGAAGAAAACGGATCTAAATATAGGTACATTGCATCTAAGGATAATACATCAGTAGGGTCAAGCGGAATAAATGAAAATGCTAATTATGGCACGATCCCTGTTGATGGCGTGGATATCAACGAAATTGTAGCTGGAGGCATTCCTGTAGTAGGTGATATAATGGACGTCAAGGATGCGTATGATTCTTTCATAGATAGAGATGCGCTTGGAATGGTTATGGCCGCTATGGGTCTTATTCCTTTTGTAGGAGGTATATCGAAAAAAGCAATGCAAGCGAAAAGAGCTACTAAAAAACTATCTCAAAGAGATAAAGAACTTTTAGGATCGTTGCCTGAATATGCTAAACCAGCATCTCCTATAGGCGAGGCATGGGAAAATCATAAAAAGCGACTTTTCTCTGGAGCCTATGAAAGGCTTACTGGGGAGAGGTTAAGGATGAAAAATGGGGAGCCAGATCCGGATATGCTTGATACCAACATATATGATTGGGATGATCCGAAAGTTTTCAGGGATGCAAAGTATTTTTTAGGAGATGAATACTCTGATGATGAGATAAGGGAGATAATAGATGAAATATCTGGATATGGGGTATTAAATGGAAATATAATCAGGTCTAAAAACGTTGATAAGTTCATTGATTTATTTCTCGAAGGAAACCCCAATATATCTAACAAGGATGTAGAGAATTTTGTGAAAAGTCATGAAGTGGAACACAAAATTCATTATCCAGATTCAGGCGCAGATAAAAACGGATTTGATTTGAATAAGATAGATGATGATGAAGTAAAAGATTATTTCAAAGAGGATCATTTTACGGAAATGGCGGCCAGAGGAACTCAGATTAAAAATTATTTTGGTTTGACCGATGATGCTCAAGAAGTGACGCCTGAAATGTTAGAATATGCAGCCAGAAATTACTTGAAGGATTATGGGTATGATAATGAGATGAAAGAATATTTTGAATCCATATCAGACTATAAAAAGGCTGCCAAATGGATAACAGATCACGCCTCGGTGGGATTAGGGGCCTACTATGTAGGGGATAAGATTGCTAATCCTAAAAAAGAAAAGAAAAGAAACGGAGGGAAGCTTACTCCATACAAAGCTGGTTTTCGTTTTATTGATCATAAAAAAGAATACGGAGATCCGAAAGATGCATCACACAGGATTCCAAGTAGGAAATTCATGTATTTCTATGAAAACGATAAACCGAGTAAAAGCATTGTGTTTGCTGAAGAAGGTGGCGTAATTGGCAAGCAGCGTGAAGCATATGATTACTTTACTAATAAGCGCGGCATGTCTAAGATACAGGCGCTAGCCATCATAGGCAATCTCATGGCTGAATCCGGTCTTAAAGATGACATATATGGAGACAACAGAACATCATACGGCATACAACAATGGCATAATGAGCGCATGGATAAGTTATTCAAGCACGCCAAAAAGAAAGGTCATTCTACACCCACATTCAAAGACCAACTTGAGTTTTTGGCTGACGAATACGAAGGGAAAACCGGATATTCTAATTTCTTATACACAAGAAAAGGAAAAGAAGGACCAGGATATTACAACTACAGCCGGCAGGATTTTATGAACGCCGATAACCTTAAGGATGCAGTAGTAGCTTGGAACCAAGGAGCAGGACGTCCTCATAAGAGTGTTATAAGAAACGATGACCGTTATAACTATGCTATGGAAGTTGCTAAAAATCTTGGTTTGGATATTGAAGAAAATTCCATAGCAGCATCGGTAACACTTCCAGAGGTAGAAGTGGCAGCCGCCCTCCCTAACCCGGAAGCTCCGTCCCCGGAGAGACAGTCCGAGGAAGAGAGATTCCGTACATGGACTGAAACGTATGGTAAAGATATCGTAGCTCATTTGTTGAGTTTAAAAGAAGATAAGGATGATGATAAAGAACTACGATACCAGCAGCATATGAAGGAAAACGAAGAAGATAAAAGACGAGCCTTTATCCAATCAGTCCTTCCCAGTATTCAACTCCGGATTAAGGGAGTGACAGAAGTTTAATTGAAACCAATTTTTTTTCATATCAATGTTTCTAAAGCCGAGCCATAGACTCGTTACCCGGATTCCGAAGGTTGAAGGACGTGATCAAGAGGGCTCGGCTTTCTTATGTTTCGTACCGATTACAATCTGCAATGATAGGGACTGACCTGGACCTGCGCCTGGGCTAACGCTGTCCTGCCTCACAACACACGACGGCCTCGCCTACTCGCCTGCCTGCTTATCTCGTGGCTACTCGTAAAACTGTTATCGCTTCTCTCAACCTCACTCCCTTCGGTCGATTCGGTTTCAATCGCTTTATATAGATATTGAAAATATAAAAATATATTTTCGTTCTTTCGCATATCTCCCTCCGGTCGATATCCTCAATCACTTTTAATCTCAATCAGGCTAAAAAGTAAATAGTCGTAATGATAAATTATTAATCGTTCCGAAATCTCACTCACTACGTTCGATTCGATTCCGAAACTATAAAAGTATATTTAAAACAGTATTAATATTTAAAAAAATATGAATAACATATAAATATATAAAATGAATACGACTGAATGGAGTATGAATGGAATATATAATATGGGAAATTTATTTATCCTATTATACCTTTAGATAACTTGTCCCACCACTGACGTTCAGGAACTTACGGGTACGGTACGAATCGGTTACGTTTACCATACCTATATGAAACAAAAAACCCTGTATCCTATTTTTCTCAAACCGGATACAGGGTCGTGCAATTTCTTTACTGTTAGTATGAATACTTTTCGTATATTTGCACAAAACAAAAAACAATGGCAAAGATAGCAGAAATGACATATTGCGACAAGCTTCACAAATCACTCCTTAAAAAGGAGGCGGTTTCACCCCTTGAGGTTATCTATAATAATCACAATCAGTTAGGCTATAATGTAGTACGTAGACCAGCCGGTCAATGTTTAGGCAATTTAAAGTATTTTAATCTATTTTATAACGGCAGATTTGATAGGTGGTACAAAGTTGATGAGAAACAAAGGGTTGGTAAATACTTTGTCATCACCGACTACTGGAAGGATCGCGTGCGTTGCTTCATGGTCTGGAACTACGGATTTGGTCGTTATTTCCCGTACAATGATTTTGTGGAGGCTATGGTTTATGATTACCGTCGTTTTGGTCGTCTCTGTAAGCCTCGTAGCAAGAAAGCTCAAGAAGCTGAAGAAAAGTGTGTTAGATTTTATGTAAGGTCTCAGATAGACTTGATGAGAAAGGGTGGATATCAGTCTTTTAGGGCTCAATTCGCAGAAGAGCATCCTGAATATTTCATTGGAAAAGAACGTACCACATTTAGATGTCTTAATGGAGCTCTTAGTAGAGATGAGAAGATAGCCGCCTGCCATGCTCATAAAAGAGATCTCAGAACCAGCATATTGGATAGCTTTGCTGATAGGATTGCCAAACACCCAAGCACGGCATGGTCCTGGTTTTCACATGCAACAGATAAACAAGGCAAGAACCGGATGTGTTTTTCGGGGAAGGCTTTGATGTTTTTAAATAAGCGTCTTAGAAATAATGGTCTTAAGGAGTTATCTGCATCATATTTGTATAAATCATTCAGGATGAGATTATTAAAGCGATTTGATGGGAAATACAATTCTGTTCGTTCGTTCCTTAATGCGGTGGTGATGTCTGCCTTATCTTCAGATGTTATTGCCAAGGCTATGAAGAAAATCCAGAGCCCGGTTGTATTATCTATATACAGGAAAGCTCTCAAGTTGTACAAGAAGAAAGAAAAGGCTGTCAACGCTCCTATAAATAAAGAGGCTCCACCTCTACCATCTTGATTTTTAAACTGATTCGATTCCGTTGGATTTTCTCGTTCGTTTCTCTTATCTTTGTGAAAAAAGAGAAGATATGAGATTACGAATCATAAAAAATCGTCCAATATTCGCACCAGGAGGTAGTGTTCAAGACGTTACCCAGCAGGCGGACACGACATCTAATCCTTATATCAATATGGACATGTCTAATGTTCCTGGTATGATTGAGATAAATGAGGATATAAACAAGATGGAGGCTGGTTTTGATAATATAGTAGGTCCTGATTATTCTACTATAAAATTACAGGAGCCTTCTATGCCCACCATGAACGTAAATAATAACGTCACCGTAGATCCGTCGTCTATGCCGAAGGGTACTGTAGTGGATGTTAATGATGCTAACAATGAAAAAGATAAGCGATCTCAAGACGGCAATCCTCTTGATCCTATGACTATGCCGTATTACTCGCCTGATCTCGGTGGTCGGGCTCAGATGTTTGGTGCCAGTCTTGGCCGGATAAGAGCCGGTAATAAGGTGGGCGCTAACGTTGCTCAAGCTGCCTTGTCTGGTGTTAGTTTAGGATTAGGTCTTACCCGTAATATCATGGGGGCTTCATCTGCTGCGTACGCAGCCAGCAGGGACGAGCAGGCAGCGAGGGAAAAACTTGCCAAGGAGCGCCGTCAGCAATTCATCAAGTGGGAACGTGAAGGTGGTGGCGTGAATTTAGGTAACGGTCAGAAGATGGATACGTCCGATATGACTGGAGAATACATTTATCCTCTTCCTAAATCTATGGATGATAATGCTAACGTAGAGATAGAGAAAGGCGAGTATGTGCTGACTCCTGACTCCGTAGGACCTATGGAAGCCAAAGGGAACAGACATGAAGATGGTGGCACTCCCGTTGATTTGCCTGAAGCTCATATTATTTCAGATTACCGTACTATCGATGATGATTTTGCTTCTTATATTAGAGAAAATTACGGTATTAAGGCAACGTCTAAAGATACGTATGCTACACTCCTTGATCGATATAAGAAAAAGATTGGTTTGTCTGATAAGTATGAGGAACAGGAAAAGGTGTATAAGAGATTGGATAAGAACGAGGATGTGAAAGATAAAAACACATCTGAGTTGAATAAATCCATTCTTTCCAAGTACGTCAATGATAATCAAAAAGAAATAGACGAACTCGAATCTCAATTTAGGGCTTTCGCTGAAATCGTTTATGGTAAGCAAGAAGAGTCGAAGAGAAATGAGAAGATGGAGGCCTTCTTTAGAGAAGGAGGAGTCGTTGACTTAAACCAGGTAAAGAAGCAGGCGAAGGCTTTTAATATTTCCGGGTCAGATGCCAAGAACTGGATATATGACGAGTATGTTAAGCAAACCAGAAAAATGGCTGAAGGTGGACCTACTCAGAAGGAGCTGGAGGAACTTAGAAAGAATGCTATCGGCTACAATAAGCTTATCAATCAGTTATTTGGACGAACTCTTAATATGACTGTATCTGATGTTAGTGGTCGTGAGCAGATTCTTAATCCTGATTCCAGTGTCAATGCCAACCAGAATCTCCAACATAGAAGCAATTTAGGATACGGAAGGGTAAATGATAAGGCGGTATCTAATTTGCTTGATGTAAACCGATGGGCTAACAAGTACAATACGGATGGTGATTTTGATACAGAAGGTTTTCAGAAAGGATATAACAGGCAATTAAATGCATTGTGGGCGTTAGCTGATGTAGGTGCTATCACGAATGCTGATGCAGCCAAGAAATTCAGAGATGAGTACGGATTCTGGGGCCAGGATGCCGGAAGCTACGGAGGTAATCAGGCTTATAATTCATTTGCCGTAGATGATAAGTTTGGTCAGACAACAGCCACCCGTTCTTATTATGGATTGGACGTTGTTTCGGCAGAGCAAAAAAGATTGTTAAACGAAAAAGGGATAAAGAATTATGTTGACTTATTTGGTGATAAATCTGATGCCGCTAAGAAGATTCTGGGCTCCGATTATAATAAGTTTGTTGCTTTAAGAGATAGTGGGTTAATGCCGGAAATAGACTTCGTTCTTGAGTCTGTTAAACCAGAAATGAAGCCTATTGAGGCCGGTCCCATAGCACCAGGCCTTACACCGCCTAAGATTGGATCTCCTGGAAGGATAGAGGTAAAACCGAAAGCAAGTACGCCTACGACTGCAACCGACACCGATACAGAGGAGGTGGTTGAAGACAACGGACCTAAAGGACAGGGCAGACCGGCGGCGTTCGGTCCTATCTTCCCGGAGATGCTGAGAACGCTCGATACAGGCTTGAAGATAGAAGGTCTGGAAAGACATCAGGCTCCGAGAATAGATCCGGTTCTTCAATCTGCTGATCAGTATATCAACGAGCTCAACCGCGCGACATCGGCTCAGTTAGACGCAGTAGGTGACGTACCTGACTCCCAGCGAGCTGCTATTCTGGCTAATATGAACGCCATAGCTGGAAGCAATATAGCCAAGTACGTTAATGAAGTAAATTTCAATAACGCAAGGCAAATAAACGAAGCTGATAGATTCAATGAAATGGCTTATGTTCAGACAGACGATAAGAACATAGCGGAAAGGCAACGTTATGAATCTGGATTATTGAAGGCTATGGCTATAAGGGATGAAAATCTTGCTCGTTATTATGATAGCATAAACAGCGAGATACAGAATAAGTTCAATGTTCGTACATCGTTGAATACCATAGCTTCCATAGCTCCGAATATGAGAATGCTTCCAAGTGGTCAAATTGTTTACGTTCAAGGTGATCAGGATGTGATGAATATGGGTGATTATTCTACACCTTATTTGAAGAGCTTGGAGGATGATGAAGAAGATAAATATAAAAAGAGAAGGAGAAATAGCTGATGGCTTCACAATATAGTATTTTAAGGCAATATGCCCCGTATGTTAGTCCTTACAACATAGATCTTGTTAAGGACGTCATGATGTACAAACAGCAGAAGGTTGATGCTGCTCGTGAAAAGATCTATACCCAGGTAGATTATCTTATGGGTCAAGAGATAGATAAGCCTGAAGCCCGAGCTTATATGGAGGATAAGATGTCAGGTGTGATTGCTAACATCAATCAAAAATTTAAAGGCGTGGATCTTTCTTCTGATGGAGTTACGAGAGCCATACAAGGAGAGATTAGCTCGGTGCTGGACGATACGGTCATTAACGCGATTGCCGGCACAAAAGAAGGCAAGAGGGTTATGAAGGAAATAGAATCTATAAAACAGAATCATCCTGAACTTTATTCTCCTATTAATGAATGGCATGCTTTGGATCCTTATTACAAATGGAGGTCAGATGGTAAAGCAGGATCAAGGTTAGGAGGTCTTCATTATTCTCCTTATGTCGATTATACTAAGGAGATAAATAAGCTGGTTAGTGACTTTAGGAAAAATAACGAAGGCAAGAAGATTCAGACAACAGAATATGATGTTAAAGGTAATCCTACTGGTGGTATTATAGAAGTTAATGTAGATGAACTTACAGATTCCCAGATAAGGAATTTTGTGTCTGCTAACTTATCTGAAAACATGAGGAATCAGATGAGAATAGAAGCATCGTACATGGCAGCCACCAATCCGGTGTTCAGTAATCCGGATTTGGTTAGTCAATACATTGGGTCTTATGTCGAAAGATACGATAGACACATAGGGGCATTGGAGGCTAAAAAGAAATCAGTAGGTGATAACAAGAGTATTATTGATCGTATTGACAGTCAGATACAGGAAGCTAAAAATCAGAAAGCAGAAGCCAAGAGGGAGGCAGATATGATAATAGCTTCGTCAGATCCGGTAGCGGCCGCTAATTTTGTTGTTACCAATAATCTTTTCGATAAGATGACTGATGCATGGAGATACGACAATACAAGTTTTGAAAGGAAGAAAGATGATCTTTATTTTGCAAGGTTGGCAGAGGATAGGGCTCAGCAAAAGTTTTTGACTGACAATGCTAAGTCTATGGTTGAAATATCATTGGCAAAAGAGAAACTTGCTCAGGCTAAGATTGAAACCGAGTACATGCGCACTTACGGCTCCAAGATGGGAACTGAAAGCTCATCCGCAGGCGCAACAGGCGCAGGCGGCATGAGAGTGCCGATGGCTCCTATGGACGGGCCTACGGCCATTAACTCTGGCACAGGTAAGACAGGATCTGTTAATTTGGCCAATATTCCTTACGAGTTACTTAAATCTCATTCTACAGATCGTAAAGCTAATTTATTGAAATTATATAACTCATTATCTCCTACAGACAGAAGCAATATCGTTGCAGCATCATACGAAGAAGAAAAAACTGATCCAGGATTGTACGCTAATATGACTCCTGAAGAGCGGATATATTCTTATTTAAAAAACAATGGAGGTCAGAAAAACGGATATTTCGGGCAAGGCAATAACAGATTATCTGAAGCTTATGATGCTTTACTTCTTTCTGATTCTAAGGCAAATGGAGCCACAAAGGCTGTAAATAACATAACTGATTATCAAATAGATAATATAGTTACTGAAAAAAATAAGGATATTATTAGGAAAGTTCGTAATGCTAAGTTTATGAAAGGAAATTCTTTTATAAATCTTACCGATACAGATGATAAGGCTGGAGCTTTCCTACTCGCCACGGCCATAACAACTGGCGTATCTGATGCCGTAGGGTTTAGAGAGTACATGATGGATCCTTCGAGAGGAATAGATATTCTTAGTGCTATATCTCCGTCATTAGGAGCTAAGGCGAGTGCTGGCAAGTTGGGGAAAAACATATCTGATGCTATTACAAGCGAAGGCAATGGTTCTTCTACTGGTACGTTGGCTCTTATTAATGGAATGAAGAAACTTAATGGTGATCCCGATTTTAATATATCTGATTATATGACTATAGATAAGGATGGTGATATAGATCTAAAGGATTATCAGGAAGGGGAGCCTTTGACTATTACTCAGTTAAGATATGCTGAGAAAAATAGTAGAGTGTCTGACATGATAGCGGGTCAGATGCAGGACGAGATAAAAATGTCTGTATCTCCCGATCAGATTTCTGATAATTTGTCTCAGTATCATTACCTTGATTCTTACAAAAGATACAATTGGAATGCCGATTCACCAGAAAAGTCTTTGCAGAAGGCTCAGTTTAGAAGATTGTCTGGTTACATGGCAGGAAAGGTAAATAATCTGGATCCTACTGCTATTAACACCATCAATATGGACGCCGAGATAGATAATGGCACTGTCAGAAGATTCTTGACTGCTCAAGTAGGGTCCGGTGAAAATTCTTATGTTACAGAAAGGGTTGAGATCACGAATGACGAGCTTATTAAGGCGGGTATAGATCCTTCGGTCGAGGAACGTAATTATCCGGTGGATGGTTACAAATCAAGTTTTGGAACTTGTGATTTTGTAGATACCGGAAAGAAGGAAGGCTATTCTTATGATAAGTATCTCATACGTAATGGTCTTCCCCGTTTGGCTTCTAAGGCTGATGTTAAGAATGATCTTTATGATATAGTAAAAGTGCATGGTTCTTATCTTAAGCCTGAGGAAATGAATGTTGTTAAAACCCTTGTCGATAATTTCATTGATATGTCTGACAACATATCAGTTCAGTTGGAAGGAATGGATGACAGGGGTTCGAGAGAGGTAGCGGTCAATTTCTATGATAAAAGGACTAAAAATTCTAAAAATCCTGCATTGTTGTTCTCGGATTTTGTTCCTTTGGATCCGGGTAATGATGAGTATGCGGATTACTGGAATAACATTCACCAGAAGTGTCCTCAGTACTTCTTTGTAAAATACGTGAAGGAGGCTGTTCAAGAGCGTCTTGATCAGATGAGGGATCCGTATATGAGAGGAATAAATATCATGCCCAACATGAATGACAAGTTTAGTAAGTTGAACGATTTGTTGCAAAAAATTTATGGCTGATAATAACATAGATAGATATAATCCTGCTGCTAAAACCACTTACGAAGATGTGGCAAGGCAAAGGAAATTAGCCGAAGAAGAGAATTACACTCCGGCTACATTACCAGAGACGACAACGCCTCTGGTTCCTAATTATATGCCTGGTGAAGGTGTGTATGCCCAACCTAAATTTCCGGATTACGCATCAAGGATAGCTGCTGCCGAATACGAAGAACCGTATATAGCCAAGGAGATAAGCAACAGCTACTCGGAGGCACTGGCTCGTAACAGCTACAGGGGGGCTACACCTGCCCCTCCGCCTCTTAATCCCTATGGACCGAAGGTAAGTATCCGTGAAAGTCATCAGATGGGTAATGATGGGGTATGGCGTACAAAATACCCCAACTATATTCCGGGTATAAACAATGAGGATTATTATGCCAGAAGACAGAGCGGATGGAGTAAGTTTTGGAATGGTGTAGGTAAATTCGCTTTAAAGTCTGCATTGTATGGTGCTCAAGGAGTTGTGTCATTGCCTGACAAACTTATCAATATGGCATCTGAGGGAAGTTATAAAGCTGCGTTAAACACTAACATGGATAAGTTCGTAGGTGATCTTGACCAGCAAATAGACATGCTTCTTCCCCATTATTACAAAAAAGAGGTAGAAGATTATAATTTCGGCCAGAAGCTTTTTAAGGATACCGGTAATTTCTTGTGGAATGACGTCCTTGGTAATGGTATGTCTTTTACCGTAGGAGCCATGATATCAGCGTACATGACCGGAGGACTTGGAGTTGGTTCATTAGGAAACATAGGCGCTAAATTAGGTGGAAGAATAGGGGCTAAGTTGGCAGCAAGGCAAGCTGCCAATAGGGGCATAGGAAACCTTAAAAGTGTGTTTAACGACTATGTAAGAAAAGGAGTTGCTACCGGAAGAAATGTAGGGGAGGCGGCTAAGACCATGACGTTGTTGGCTACCAGTGCCGGATTCGAGTCATCGGTTGAAGCAAATTCTTTTATGAAGCAATCTGAGTCTGATTTCAAGGATTATTATCGTAAGATTTATGGTCGTGATCCCAATGCAGAGGAAATGGCTGTTTTTCGTAATTCTAATGCTGATGTAGGTAGTGCTATATTTGCCGCCAATATAGGTATCGTAGGATTATCCAACTGGCTTCTTTTTGGTAAGTATATAGGGTTAGGAGGCAAGGCTATACCTGGGTTGGAAAAGAAGCTCAACAAGCATTTATTTGGATTAGGAACGGAAGTTGCGAAACCAGGAGAGATGGCTATTAAAATAACCAATCCCAATATAGGACAGAAGATAGCAGGCAATGTTTTCAATATCATGAAAAGACCGGTATCTGAAGGCTTATGGGAAGAAGGATCTCAAGGTGCTGTCCAGAATACGGCTGAGGAATATGTTAAGTCAAGATATGACAATGTTGCTATGAACGGGGCCGTTGATGTTCTTGATGCTATTTCTGAAGGATTTAAAAAACAATATACGTCTAAAGAAGGATGGACTGAAATAGGAATCGGTGCTATTATCGGTTCTTTGTTTGGTATGAGGGAAGGCTTCTTTGGAGTGAAAGAGTATAGTAATAATCAGATATTGCTGGAAAGGCAAGTAAATGAATATAACAAAGCATCTTCTAATCTTAATACGGCGGCTTTGAATACGTTGAAAAAGTCAATGAGTTTAGGGCCTCAAGTTCGTTCCGACGCTCAGTCTATGACCGGTAAGGAGCTTGATGATGCTATGTTTGAAAAGATGTCTATTGACAATCAAATGGGGACCTTAGAGGATTCGGCTGAAAATTTCAGGCAGATGGTTGATATGATGCCTATTTCGGAAATAGCCGAAGCTAACGGAATGTCTTTGGAAGAGGCGAAGAAATACAAGGATTCTATTATCGATAATTATAATAATCGTCTTTCTGATTTCAGATCTGCTCAAGGTTTTGCCGAAGATCTTATAGGTGATGATTCTAAGATCGAATTTAGAAAATACGTAGCTCGTAATGCCTTCCTTGGCCTTCAATCAGAATCAAGGATGAAAGACATAGCTTCTGTCATAGAAACTCTTTCGGGGCAGCCTCGCGTGGCGGATGCGCTAAGTACGTTTTCCCGGCTGTCGGGTAGAGCGAGGGAGCGGGCTATGGCTATCCGTGGCATACGGTCAAGAATAGAAGAACTTGAATCCGAAATAGAAGATCTTGCTACTCGTTCTCGTAACGTAGATGGAAAAGATCCACAAGCTGAATCCATACAACGAAAAACTAAAGAATTGGAAGATCTTAGAACCAATTACAATAATTCGTTGTCTGAGTTATCAACGTTAATAGGAAAAGAGTTTTCGATAGAAGAGTTGGTAAGTAGAACCGAATCTGTTTTATCATCGCCTCTTTCTCCTATAAGTTCACAAGATGTAATAGAAGCCTATGATACGCTTGTGGCTTTTGATGATTATTTTAATGTAAAATCAAGACAGGAAAAGAAGTTTACAGCCAAAGACAAAGCCATGAGATCCTTAGTAAACGAATACCGCAGGAGTTTGATGGACTATAGGAATATGAATAACTTCTTGTCTAAGATGCTTGATAAAAGATTCTTGGCTGAGGAAAACAGGGGATTTTCAAAAGCGCTGTCTTCTCTATGGTCTACTCCTTATAAGGGGGATGACAAGGTTTCTGATTTTGCAGAGCCTAATAAAGTTGGTGAATATGACACTGATGAGGTAGTAGATCAAGCTGTGTCAGAAGGTAAGATTTCGGAAGACGAAGCTTGGACTATCAAGGCTTTTATGCATGCTCTTGATAGAGTAAGGGAAGATAGGATGAAGGAGGCAGAAGATGATACAAAAGAGTCACCGCTTACGGAGTCTGTATCGGATGAAGATTATGAGGCTGCTATGGATAATCCTATTATGGTTCCGGTAGTAAGGCAGTCTATAATTGATAAACTATATACAGGTAATGCCGATCTTCTTACTGCGAGAGAAAAAGATGTGTATGATAAATACAAACAAGATTTTGATGATTATGTATCGTCTTTAGGTGATAGTCCTGTTAATCTCATTAAATCATTATCTGAAAAGGCTGACAGGCTTACAAGTCCGAGATCAGTATATGAGGAAAATAAAGCTATTATTGATATGGCTAAGTCTAATTTGGAGCCAGATCAAAGAAAGGAGCTTGATGATGCTATTTCTTCGTATGTTGATATAATGAACAGGCGGGACAAAGGAGAGAAAGTTGACGAAGATAAACTTGCAGATTCGGTATTTACCATAGAAGATCTTGGCCAGGTTGGAAATATCACTGACCTCCTTCCTTATATCGAGCAAAACAGAATTATTGACAAAGGTCGTATTTCCGAATCTACGTTAAGTAATTTTGGGAAGGATGATGCTAATATAGATTCTCTTGTAAATGAGTTAGATGAATCCGATAATACGCCTGGAGCTAACATAGATAGTGCCCAGAATCCAGAGACGTTGATGGTAAGAAGAATCTCCAACGACGGCAATGAAAGGTATGAAATTGCCGGTCTTAGAGCCGATAAATTTATATCTTCTATAAAATCATTGGTTCCTATTCAAATAAGCTCTGAAACGAACGCTAATGGCACTAAAAGGTATTCTCTTAACATAGGTGGAGAAACGGCTACCGTGATAGAACTGCCTTATCATGCGAGATGGTCTATAGACAAAGAATCGGCTCGTGTTCTTAATCGCTACACAGATGTGTCTATTCAGGACGTGGGTAATTCCTATTCTTTGGTTTATAAGCGTCTTGATTCAGATGAGTTGGTTCCGTACAGAACGGGTGTCGGATTCGGAGAGAATGAGGTAGATAAAATAGATCAGGAAGCATTATCTTCTTTGAAAAAAGGAGATAAGGTTAATCTCGAAATAGATGTAAATGATACCTATAATCAGTCTCTTTTTGCCGAATACAATGATGCTGTTCAGTCCGGCGATAAAAAAAGAATAGAATCTGCTGAGAATAAACTGGTGTCCAATATGGTTATCAAGGTCATGAGTGGGAACCGATTCGTTTCTGTCGTAAAAGCTGATACAGGAGGCATAGATGGTATAAGTAAGATAAGAAGAACGGCTTTTAACAAGTGGAAGAAGGACGCCGGCCGGTCGGCTACCATCGGCGTCGGCACGCATGTTGTTGCCCAGACCCTTCCCGGAAGACCGGTGTTTAACATGAAGGTGAACGGTCAAGGATATGGCCAGATAGAAAATCTCCCTATTACCGAAAAAGGTGCTGAAAAAGTATCTGATGTCGGATATGTATTAAATGGCAAAGTCGTGCTTAAGAACGGATCTAAATACACAGGCTTCCCATTTGCTTATTCTATATTAAATGACAAGGGGAATAATTACAAAAATGTAAGAGTTCCGGTAGTTGTCATCAAAGGTAAAAACGGTCTTAATTATCTTTTCCCAGTTAGCCTACGTTCTGTGGAATCAGAGGAAGGGCGGAAATGGATGTCTTTTATAGATATGCTGCTTGAATCCGGTGATTCTGAATTGCTACAGATGGGTCAAGATGATATACAAGATCTTAATGCGTATCTAACCAAGTTAGGTCTTGATCCGGCTTCGTATCAAGTATCGTATTTGAATCCTATTTCAGGTCTTAGAAAAGCTCGTGAGGCTATAGAAGAATTATCTACAGTTCCTGATGTTGTTAAGTGGGTAGAAGATGGAAGTAGGAGTGTGAAAGACATTGTGACGTCTGAAGTAGAATCTGGAATAGATTTCGAAGGTGAGATGTTTGTTGCTCCTAAGATCAGGATTCAGTTTGGTAAATCATCTTCCAGACCTAAATCACTTATAGAGGATGATCTTCCTTTCTCTGATGAGGGTAAGACCGTTACTTCTAAAGAAGACGTGGATGTTTATGAAGAGGAAATGCCAGAGGAAGGGGCTGTCCAGGAGACTCAGCCGGCGCCATTAGCTCAGCCGACTCCTGCGGCACAAGCTGCGCGGTCTTTACCTGGCAAGAAGCGTACCTCCAGGAAAAACTTCTCTCTTATGTTAAACGAAATAGAATCTCATATAGAAAAAGAAGGATTGCCGTCTTATGCTAATATTTTTGATTTTATAGCAAGGAAGATTGTAGGAGGTGACTTGAGGTTTCTTCGTGAGAGAGGTAATCCTAAAAGTCTTAAGGAGGAAATGGGATTAGAACCTAAAGGAACAGTAGGTGATAAAATATCCACTCCTTCCAGTAAAGGTGGTAAGACCTTAAATGAATACGTTTCTTGGCTTCGTTCTCAAACAGATCAGGTGGTGGTTGATTATGTTGGGCCAAGATCTGACGAACAAATTATATCAGAGTTGAAAAACTTTTTGAAATATATTAATTTTGTTCCGAGTAAGGCTTTGAATTATTCTCTTAGAGTCAATGGCATGGATACCCTAAAAGAATATGGCACAAAAGAGGAAGTAGAAAAAATGGAATCTGATATCAATAGTTTGGTTTCTAAAGTTTTGCCTACGGTGGATAATAAAACTGTAGAAGATGTTTCTACTGCAATAAAATCAAACAACTTGCCTGCCATATGGGAGCCCGTGGAAAGCCTTGATATGACAAACGAGGAAAAAATAGAGTTTTTGAATAACGTAGCAGATTTCCTTAGCGGCATACCAGAGTATGATGCTGTCGTGGAGTCTATAGAGTCAGAATCAGATAATATTTTAAATGATGGAAAAGAAGGAAGTGCAGAAGGCGGTGCAGTACGCACTGAGGAAGATGGCGATAAAAAGGGAGATGGAGAAGGCAAAGGACAATCCAGAACAAATGTCGAAGTTAAAGGAAATGTCGAATTACCTGGATATGAAGAAGGAAGAGTAGATAACTATAGGAAGAACGGAGATAAGTTCTCTGACATTGCTGAAGTCACTTTATGGCTACTTAGAAGGGCTGCCGGCATAACCTCTATCCCGGAAGGAGAAGAGGTTTATGTAGAGGGAGATGAGGTTAATAGTATTATGACCGATATGGAATCAAGGTATGGTATAGACACCATCAACCACTCACATACGACTAAGGCTATAAGGGATCTTGACGGCGTGTCAGGTTATAAAGTAGAATACGGCTTAACCTTTTTGACATACGATCCTTTTATTAGAATATCCAATCCAAGGAAAGAATCTAAGGCTGCGAAAGACGAGCCTCGTATATCCGAAGAACCGCTTACTCACATATCAAGGGTGACAACCCCTTATTTCCTGTACGGCGGTGATGAAGCATATACATCTGTTCCGGCTAAGGTAGAACCTATACCGGAGAAGATAATGGGTCGTAATGGCATTAAATTTGGTATGAGTGTAGTCGAGTTAACCAAATTAGGGTACAAAAAAGCTGGTGGAAACTGGATATATAAATTCTATATGAACTCAGGTGTGTATGATTTGTATAATATCAGTACCGGTGAAGCGTTTAGGGCAAAACCGGATCTTGGAGTTAAGATAAGTTCCAGTGCATTCATCTGCTCTTTATCTCAATCTGGTAGAAAAATACAAAATATGATGAGTAACATGAGTCAGGAAGAGATAGATAGGAATAAGAATCTCGTAGAAGGTTCTGATAATTCGGATTCGATAAATGAGTTAAATAAAGAGTGTTGAGTATGAGAAGGAGATTTTTTAATGCTGCGGATAATTTCGTGGGAGGATGTTATAATAAGTTATCCAATGAAGATATAAAAAGGCTTGGAGGGAAAAGACCTTATGTATGTCAGTTTAATAAAATTCATATACATATAGGACCTGTATTAAAAGATCATGATTCTGATGTTAGTTACATAATGTTTAATAGTAATTGGAATTATGGTGGTTATGAATCTATGGTTTATAATCATAGCTATAATGGTATTTTTATATTAGGTGAAAACAAAATTGGTAACATAGAAGATCATATACAAGATCTAACATATTGGTACGAATATGATCCAAGCATTAATGAAAATTATTGTTATTTTTATTATGAGGCTAATAACAGCGGAAATGCTATCAAGTTGAATGGTGAGTTTGGTGATACCAGTACTGTTTTCAACATTCCCAGCTTGGAAGTCACCACTCTTCGTGATGGCAGTTTGAGTTTTCCGGAGATTTATATAGAAGGAATTTGGGATCCGTCATTGTATAAGTCGGTTTTATAATTAACTTTGCAAAAAAGTTAATTACAATGGGTGTCAAATGTCAGATAGAAAAAAAGGAAAATGAAATAAAACGGGTTAAGGCTCCTAACGGGGAGCCTTCCGTTCTTTACGAAAGTGCTTTAAAAGTATTAGGAAACAGCGAGCGGGCTCTTCAGGTATGGGCTAAGGCTTACACTCCTGGTTTTTTGTCGTATTACGGTCATTGGAATAACCCGGCTCCAGGAGAGATGTTTAATACCGATCCCAATGGTGAACCTCTTTTAGAAGACGTGCTGTCGTATATGAAGCGTCAGACTTATTTTGCTGATCCTTTAACGGCTCAGGATGTTAAGGATGTAAGGGATTTCCTTTTGTCTACTCATTATTTTTTCAATGCGTCTTCATTGTCTAATGCTATTCTCTTCGATTTTTATGTAGATGGCAGTTTGATACTGAATGAGCAGAAATTAAGGAGATCCGGTTTGTATGATGAAACAGAAATAAGTCGTATTTTATCCGATCCTTCTGTTTTAAACGAGGTTTCGACTTCCATGAGAAAGTTAATAGATTCTTCTATTAACGAACATGATAGGGAAAAAGATAATTATTTTATGTCTATTGACTATCAGTATGGTCCTATTGTTTACAAGGAGGGAGTGTTTAACCAATTTGGTAAAAAGGTACCATATAATCCTTCTGAGCTTTATTATGCTATGCGTAAAACAGTAGCCGGCATAAAAAACTTTTCTGAATTTTCATCTGCTTTTGAATCGTTGAGAAATTCATATCCTGAACTGGTTGAGAAATTCGTTTCTGATAAAGAATTTGCCGAATCTATGTTTGATGAGTTCTCATCTACGAATAAGATTCCGGTAATAAACATAGAAGGGGATGATGTGGTAGAAGGCAAGAGAATATCCTTGTCTAAGCTACAAGATCTGTCTTATTACAATCCTGGTAAAATAGAGTTCCTAAGAGCTCGTATATCAGCTTATTTACATAGGGCTAATGCCGACACCGAATCCGATTTAAGAAGCATGATATGGGATATAGAAGAGGCTTGTACGTGGTTTGGCATAGATATAATAGGGACATCGGAAACTTATGATGGCACAGAAGAATCTTTGAATAAGATAGATAATTTGATGCTGGATCTTGATATTTATGTGGCCAGGCATAATGATGTAAATTATGCTCCAACGCTGGCATCTTCTATAGATGATGTTCTTGGTGATAGTACAGACTATTATTTTGGATTATTGCCGGAGTATATGGATAATTTGAATATCGTTTATTCTGAATCCGATATAGACCCAGTAGAGGCATTTGAGAAACATTCATTGCTTAAGGTAGGAGATAATCTATATCAAAGGATCAGCAAAGATGATCTTAACGAGATGTATCAAATATCAACAGTATTAGCCAAGCACAACCTAACTCATTTTTCTACTAAAATATATCCTGAATCTTGTTTTAAGAACGGCGTTTTGGATAAAGAGAAAGTACGGAACGTAGATAATAATACGCTCATGGCTTCCATTAAAAAATACGTCAGATCGTTCATGGATTCTCAGAACACAGAGGACATGATAATGACCAGGATGGCGTTTGGGCACCCGGAGGTACTTGACGTTCCTTACGTGGATGTGGATCGGGAGTATAGTCGATACATGAACAAAAAACAAGATAGCGAAAACCCATTATCCTTATTCGATTTATACCAATCTTACCTTGACAACAAACTCCATAAAACAAAATTATATGATAATGCCTATAAGTATCTTGACTTCAAACCTGGTCCATCTTTGGGTCTTATTTCTGATGATCCTGATATTTTGAAATCAATAGAATTATCTTTATCTGGAAAAGACAGGTTGATGTTGTTTGATTATAGCATGACCAGTACCGACCCTTCTTTATCAGAATTGTTTTATTTGGAGAGGTATGACCCTTCGTATGCTGGGAATGATTTTGAACACTATTTTTACACCAGGCACCCGTATTTGTTAAAAGAAAAATCGGGTTCTAATATCGTAGAGCAAGATGGTGTTATAACAGCAGAAGGTATTTATGATAATTTTATAAGAGTAGGTAATAAGATATGGTCTAAAGTAAGCGAGAGTAGTTCCGGCTCTATCTACCAAAATCTGACAGGAACCGAATCGGAGGTGAAATACGATTCTACTCAGAAGGCTAAGACGGTAGAAACTGATTACGCTCCATACCAAAACAGATCTGGCTTGACGCAAGACATGACCGTAAGCAAGTCTGAATTGGATGATCTTAACAAATTAGAATGCAGGTAATTTTTGTACATATATATAGTTTTTTCATAGTTATAATTTGGGAAGTGAGGCTTGTTAAAGTCTCACTTTCTCATATATGTACGTATATCAATAACATACAAGAAAAGTTAGATTTTCATTGTTTATGAATTATTTTTATTAAGTTTGCAATATTAGTTTCAGGAAGGGATTATGGAAATAAGGAAAAAGTAAGAACCGAACGTAACTAATAACAGTAGGAAATGAGAATCAGTACCATCAAACGTAACAACAGCATTCATCTTATGTATAAAAACATTATGAATGATTTAGGTCAATTAAGAACTGTAGTTTCAAAATCCTATATTTATAATCTGATACAAAATCAAACCGGATTAAGTATCAGAACTATATCCCATGTCTTGAATCACACAAAAGAACAGGATACAGATTCTTTGTGAAAAGCATACATTTTCATACATTTGTGTGTTCTTTAGTTTTTAGATTTAAGTTTTTCATGGTATTAGTTTAGAGATCAGGGCTCGCAGTGATGCGGGCCCTGGTTTGATTTACAGCGCTTTACCCAAAATGGGAAAAGCGTAAGTTATTGATTGTAAAGTTTTCCACTTAAATGGGGAAAATTGCTCATTGTGTATTATTTTTCTATCTTTTCTGAAAATACTTCTCTTCTATAGGAAATAAACACACCTATATTCCACCTTACAATCATGATCTTTGTTACGTGCTTCATGCACGTATGTTTAACAATTAAATACTATAAAATTATGGGTGGTGATAAAATCGTCCTTTTAGATGGAGCCGGGGCTAACGGTGGTGGTGCAGCCACTAACGGTCTTCTTTCAATGATTCCCGGCATGTTTGCTAATTTGATAGGTGGTAATAAAATGGATCCGAATCTGGTGGCGGCTTTGATGAACGGTCGTAACAACCAGGACGGTTTCGGTGGGGCTAACGGTTGGTGGCTCTGGATAATTGTTTTGTTCTGGCTGTGGGGTGGACGCGGCTTCGGTAACGGTTTTGGAAATGGCGGTGATTGTTGTGCCAATGGTTTGCCGGCTCAGTTGAATAACGATTACGGTCGTGAACTTTTGATGCAGGCAATTCAAGGTAATCGTAGCGCCATAGATCAGATTGCTTCTGCTTTGAACTGTTCTACTACTCAACTTCAGAACGCTATCTGCAACGTACAGGGTGCTATTGATAAAGTAGCTGGTCAGGTAGGTATGACTTCTCAGGCTGTTATCAACGCAGTTCAACAACAAGGTTGTGAAATAGGAAATCAAATCAGCTCTTGCTGCTGCAATCTGAGTTCGTTGATCAATCAAAGCACTTGCCAGACTCAGGGAATGATTACTCAGCAAGGTTTTGATAACCAGCTTCGCACGTTGGAACAAACCAATGTCTTGCAGAACGGTCTCAACCAAGGTCTGGCTAACAATCGTGAGCAAGCTACAAGCCAATTCAATATCTTGTCTGCGAAACTTGACGCCCAAACCGTTATGATCAACGACAAATTCTGTCAGTTGGAAATGAGGGAAATGCAGAACACTATTGCTCAACTTCGTGAAGAAAAAGCGGCTTTGACAGCTTCGGCATTATCTCAGCAACAAACCCAGAATATCGTTGGTCAATTACGCCCGACGGCCGTCCCGGCCTACCCCTCTTGTTCTCCTTACCAGGCTTATACTTGGGGACAGGTATTCGGAGGAGGTTGCTGTAATAACGGATGCGGATGTAACAACGGATGTTGCAATAACAACGCTGCTGTCTGATTTTATTAAGAAAGGAGGCTAATATGGCTTGTGTTTCTAAAATAGGATCGTTGTATGAGATGGTTACGAAGAATGTTATTGTCAGTACGACAAATACAGTCTTCGGTATTAACCCACGGGCTTGGATCGCCCTTCCGTGTGAGGGTCTTATCCTTCTTAAGATAAGGCAAGTAGTCCCCACAGCCGGAAGTGCTCTACCGGTACAGATTGCGGTCCCGGCAAACAGTACAGTTTCAACAGTAGGAGCCGACACCTGTTGCCCGGTTACGGGAGTGAATGTCGTGAACCCTATTAACGTAGCTGTCACGGGTGCTGCTATGGTAAATGGCACAGAACGCCTTCTGTACTTCAATAAAGTTCGTGGCGTGTTAAGATTAATGGATTGTTGTGTTCCGACAACAACAGCCCAGGCGTCTGAAGTTAAAGCAGGTAAATGATTTCAGTAGGGTGATGGAGATCATCACCCTATTTTCACCTAACTAATATTTTGATCATGTTTTCAGATTTGAAGAAAGGGTTTCAGGTACATACCCTTGATACTAATACAGTACCTAAATACGAATTGGGAAAGGTAGTAGCCGTATCCGAACCCAGGTATCTTCCTCCTCAGCCAGGTCAGTATCAGGCGATGCAGACCCGCGTGGTGGATCTGACGGTAGAGCTCACTGGCGAAACCAAGACCTATACGGTCCCGGAATCCCAGAATGTGGCTAAGGCTATGGGCATAACATTATCTACCAGCATAGATCCGATTATGAACGAGCTGAATGCCATAAAAAGCACCAGTCAGGAAATAATAGACAGCGTAGATGCCCATCGTGCCAAGATAGAGGCTTGTGAATCTATATTAGAAGATATCAATCCGGCATTCAAGCAAACGAGAGAGCAGGATCGTAAAATAGCTGGTATAGAAAATAAGGTGAATGACCTTACTGATTCATTCGAAGATTTAAAGAAGTTAATTGTAGAACGTTTGAAATAAGTATAATATGATAGTATATGATTTAAATTCAGGACACAGAGAATATCCTGGATATGACGAGATAGAAGACAGACGAGGTGGAGGCAGAGGCAGAAGCCGGCGTTCTGATGGGACGTACATGGGGTATGGTGGTGGTATTTACGACCATTACGGTATGCATGAGAAGATGAAAGAAATGGAAGAGCGCGAAAACGAGCTGGAAGAAAGGGAAAGAAGGCTCGAAGAGCGCGAACGTCGTCATGAAATGGAGGACCGGGAATACCGGAGGATGGGTTACGAATCCTACCCGACCGATTACTATGGAGACGACAGATACTACGGTGACGGACCTCAGATGCGTAGAGGTCGCGGACGTGGCAGAGGTCGTTCTTATTGAGGAGCAGACGCAGAGGATCCAGCTTATCAGAAATATGTAGATACTTACGGCTACCATTTTTCTAATGCTCTCGCTGATGAGGCGGTAAAGAAGATGGTCAACGTCGATGGATCCAAGAGGATCTGGAAGCAGCCGGAAATAAAAGATATTTTTGAAAAGTGCGGAGCGAAGAAGCCGGATAAAGCGACATGGGGCGATGTCCAATATGTCTTTGCAATGTACTATTCGGATGGTTTTCCGAAGGTCTTCAAATGTGAGAACGAGTTGGTGAAAGCTACGTTAATGTATTTGGATGATCCGGATGCTCCCGAAGGAGTAGCCTTTATAAGATGGCTTGCCGTGCAAGATTACCTCGGCGAAAAAATAAACTGGAAGGATCTGACCTGAGATCCAGATCCAGGTCCTTCCGGTGGTGCGGGAGCCATAGTAAAAAATATGATTCCCGCATTCCCGTTTTTCCCGTTTGGAAAAAAAGGAATAAAAATATTATACCGGTCGGCGGGCAATAGAATACCCGTGGCCGGTTTGTTTCACATAACTTTTTTTTGGATATGAATATAGCACACGAATCTAAATCGAATAAAACCCCATTGTATTTAATAGGAGAGTTGATTGGCGTACCGAATACGGTTATGGACTCAGCATTGCATGAACTGAAAGATAGAATAGACAAAGACCCTAAATATAAAGATGTTAAAAATTGGCTCGAATCTTTACCCAAGATCTGAACCTATTTTTTTCAATACCAGGCCCGATGCGATTTTAACGTATCGGGTTTTTATTTTAATTCATATTGTTTTATTTTAAATCTAATTAATTCATGAATGTCGTACTTTTGTTGAAAAAGTATTTTTTATGGAAAATAAGGAAGATTACGTTGGTTACGAAGATCAAGAACTGTGTAACCGGTATTACAAAGAGGCTGAAGTCATGAGGCAAAAGCAGGACTGGTCTCGGCTTAGGGCTGTCCCTGCTCCGGCTAAGGGAACGCCATCGCCCGGCTGGGGTCAGCTTGGACGTGGAAATGATGTCCGTGTCAAGTATGTTAGCATCAATTCAGGATTAGGAGGGGACAGATTATGACCGTAGAAGAATTGGCTAATAAAAGATACGGTGGCGAATTTGTTTTCATGTTTGGTCATCTTGAAGGTAGAACAAGATTCGTTTTTGAATGCTTTGATCCCAGACCTGATCACGAAGGTAAAAATACTTATATGGTTTCCTATTTTGATAAGGGACTTCGTAGAAGAGATGTGGTAGATGTGCCATGTTATATGAATGTTTTAGCAAAATAAATTAAAATATTGTAAATATCGTGGTTAGAATCGCATATTTAGGAACCGATGGCTGTCCTGGTCATCACGTTATTCCAATACGAGGTAAATTTACGGAAGAGGATATTAAGGTAATAGAATCTATAGATTGTGATGATTTCTATAAGGTGTTTGATGTCATGCGTTTTAAGATAGCTGAGTTTAAAGGATGGACGATATTGGGAATCCCGGCAAGCTTAGACGATCATAGACCTGGAAGCAAAATCGTTATCTTCATAGAGGGTAAAGCTAACGAAGCTGATTTTATAGAAGTCATACAAGAGTATTATTTTCTTAAAAATAAGGTAAAGAAACTTGCCGAATTGTATCATGATGGAGAATGGCTTGCGACTGGTAAATTGAATCAAGATCAGCCTACTAACAAGGAGCGGTTTCAATTTACGTTAGACAAGGATGATATTATTAATATGATTAGGGGAGTCGATTTAGATCCTTATTCTGATGTAGCGAATGAAATAGAGAAAATCGGATTGGGATCATCATCTGATTCTTCATATGAGGGTCCCACATGGTCTTGGTTTATTAACAAAGTAGAACTTTGGCAGAAGAATAATGTATGGGATGGTTTTTCTGCTGAGTTCTTATGGGGTTTGTATTGTAGGATAAAGAAAGTATAGTAACAATTAATTAAAAACAAATCATGGAATTAAAAGATTTTAAAGATGTGGTTAGAGTAATGACAAAAGAAGAGTTCGAATCAACAATCGAAGAAGATATTAAATTCGTTGAGGGATTCAAGAATTTCTTAAAACATGATGATGCCACGAGAATAGTAGAGCATATCAAGTCTGTGTTAGAAGCATCAGTAGATTACTACTATCCTAATCATCCTGAAGTAGAATTTGAAAAAGATTTTAATATACAATACGATGTCAATAATATCTTGAACAAATACGGCCACACCGAAATGGGTATGTATAAAATACAGCTCTATATAGAGAATATTTTGGGTAGTATTCAAAACAAGAAGCCTGTAGACGTGGGAGAAGTCTCTGACGGATACCACACTTTCAATGAATTGTATCGGTATCGCATGTTGTATAACGCTGCCTTCTTTAATCTATTAGCCAGAAACGGACAGGTTGAAGTTTGCAAATCAAGGAGACACAGCGATGGAGAAAAATGCTTCGGTTCTGATGATTGGTTTATTGTGATGGCAATGTTACCCACTGGTCAGGTGTCTAATCACTATGAAAGCAAATACTGGGATTTGTTTGATGTTCCAGAAAGAGAAACCGCTTTCGAATATGATGGCCATACACCAAATGAAGCCGCAGACAGACTTGAACAGTATCTTTTTCGAAAGAAATCGGGTTTAACATTTGAAGAAGCTTTTAAATTTTTGAAAAATGGTAATAATATCAAAAGGCATGGGTGGAAAAATGAACATCTTGATGCTTTTAGAAAAAGTGGTGTTAGCTCAATTCATGTGGAAAAGTCATTGATCATAATTATAAATGAAGAAACACGGAGGCTGACATCGTGGAATCCAAGTATAGAAGATATATCGTCGAATGACTGGGAGGTTGTGAAATGAGTTTGTTTGTTTGTTCACGATGTGGCTGTATAGATAATACAGCCACATCGTGTTACTGGGCTCTTACAAGACCTTGTAAGAATCGTATTTACGATAAGTCGCTAAAGGGATATGAAGGTAAGCCTCTTTGTTCTGAATGTGCTGCTATTGAATATGATAAGGAAGACCAACTGGTGGTGGTTCCTGGAACGTGGCACGGTAAGTTCAAGAAAGAATGGCCTACTGAAGAAGAAAAGAAGCATATTGGTAAAAACGGTATTTTAAATTATTGATTTATGTGTGATAAGGAAATCGTGATATGCGCGGCCATCTGGGTGCAGGACGGCAAGAAGCGTCCCCATCAGCCCACCAATATACCATCCGGCGCCGTGTTCTGTGGATTGAGACATTGTTCTATCATTTCTCAGTTTGCAGCTTATGGTATTGCTCATAAAAACCGCAGTGTTCAAGGATTTTTGACAAGCAAGAACCGGTTTTTAACAAGAGAGGATGCGTCTGAACTTGTTAAAAATAATAATCAGGAAATGGTAGTAGATAGGAGTGCCATTAGGGAACAATTGTATTCAGAAGATTTATATTAACAACTAAAAAAACAGAATAATATGGGATTTGTAATCAAAAAGTCAATCACTTATAATATGATGGACGGCAATCAGTTAGAGTATGTATTTGACAACATTAATTTAGATCATATCACATTTAAAGGTAATGGTAAAGAATCTTTTTCATTTAACAGAGCTCTTGTTGAAAATTTAATTGAGACATTTGATACTATGCAGGATATATACTCTGATAATTACGGGATTAAGGTTTATACCGGTAATTGCATAATTCAACTGAATGTAAATCCAAAGAACTTAAGTGAATCCTTTTTTGACGTATATGATAGAGATGGGATGAAATTGATATATAGTATACAAAATAGTATTTTGAAAGAAATGTTTATAATATGATTACCAAGCAGGACATACAAGCAGCAGCATCGTATATTTTCCAAAGTAGTTTTGTCTCGGAGGACCAGGCAAGGAAAGCGATGGTAAGAGCTGGCAATAACGCTACCAAGATCCTCATCAAGACCTTCAGAGGAAAGTTGTTCAAGAAAGCTTTTGGAAGAGCTCGTAGAGGAAAGGATATCAGTTCTTTTGAAAGACAGGAAAAAGAAAGTGGTTTCAATTTTCTTTACAATTCTAATAATGGTAGTATGCAAAGCGGTCATGTAAAAATAGATGAAATTGGACTATTTAAACAAATAATAAAGTCGGGTACGTAAGTTATCCGACTTTTTCATATATTTGTGGCATGGCACGAGGTTATTATTGGATACCGCAGACAGATGAAACGTTAAATGGCATAAGCTATTACGTGACTAAGGTAGTAGGAGATATCACGTTTGATACTAAACGAAAAAGAATAGTGTTTCAAACTACCAGGTATTTCCCAGTAGGATCCGTATTCCATTTTACTCACAACTGCTTTAAATACGTCATAACCTGCCGGCTCCGTAAGCCGGGGCTGTGGTATGAGGCAAGGAGGGAAGACTGCGGACCTATTGGACCGGATGATGTGGAAAGGTTCGAATCTGGAAGGTTTATTCATAAAAATGGGTACAAATATAATGCATAAGCGTAACTTGACGATTTACGTCAGATTATAATTTTTTTTCATATTATTTTTAAGCCATCAGACTGAGAAGTTAGATGGCTTAATTTTTTATGATATGCTTGATTTTTAACTACCTTTGTCTTATAACAAAAATGTTTTACTATGACATCAACGTGTATTATTAAAAGAGATAATAAAAAGAAAGTTGTTTCTGTCTCTACCAGATCAGGGGACAGGTCTATGTTGTTTGATAAAATAGCATCTATTCCTCTTATGGAGAATAGGGAACGGGCTACTACTGTTTTTAAAACCGTATTTTCTAATAAGTTCTTAAAGGCTTTTGGTGACTGGAGAAGGAATGTACCTGTTAATAAACAGGCTTATAATAAGGTAAAATCCAACATCGGCCTTATTCCGGAATCCTATAGAGAAAGGGTGCTGGATAAGGCGTCTAAGATGAGTAACCCTGTTCTTGTGTCAAAATCAGATGCACCTTATGAAATCCAAGAATCGGGCTTTGGATTCTACAGCCAAGATCTGGGTGATAATATTATGTTGGTGGATGCTATGGTTCCGTCAAGCATTTCCGTGCTGGAAGGACCTGGAATAGACGCCGGTCAGTATCTACAAGATGCTATATCTTCGGACTTCACTCCCGTATCTATGGTACAGGATAAGGATGCTAATTATATGGTTATAAAAGACGGTCTTAAGATATTTAGCCCAGAAGAGCTACCGGAGGCAGATCCTAATCCTGTGGGTGTAACGTATCAGACCGGAGAGCCTCGTTTGTTTTTTATGAACGATCGTAGTCAATTATTTGAAGATTACGGAGAAGCTCTTCGTTCTGGTGGGAATGATATTAGAATAGGATTCTTATCCGGCACCGTTCAAGAATCTACCGTGGATGGCGTGGCAGACATTACATACAAGGCTGGAAAGTATGTTCTTAATAATCCCAAGTCTTTTATACCGGTCATGACCGCGTCTGCTTCTACTTCTTTATCAACAAAAGGTGGTATAATTAACTACCTTATAAAGAAAGGTCTTTTGTCCGGATCTAAGATATTAGATCCTGAAACAAGAAGCTATTATCTTACAGGAGAAGGACATACAGGACAAATTAGACTTTTCAATTCATCCTTATCCTACACCGAGCTCCGTAATCATTTTGGTTCCGATGTTTCCATGAACGACCAAGGTATGATAACCATAAGCTCGTTGGATAATAGTAAGGTAACTATGAGGCTCGCCACCGGAGGAACGGAAAGGGTTAGCAAAGAGCAGATAAAGAACGATCTTAAGTCAGGAAGATACAATGAATTGGATGCTAAGTACGATCATTTTGATGCGCTTGTAGTTTCATTCATATTAGAAGACAACGATCTTTATGCTGATACTAAAGCTAAGATCGTATCGGATTATAGCAGGCAGGAACGTGACCAACGAAATTCTATTGTCGAGATACTGAAAACGCTTGGCGTTAGTGTCATAGGTATGACCGATTATATAGAGAAGTACCAAACCAAATACGGGCATGAACCTTCTGCTAAGGCATTGGCGGATATTGCCAATAACGTAATAGCAGTTGGTGAAGATGCTACTTTATCTGATTTAGTAGAAGAAACATCCCACTTCCTTGTAGAGGCATACAGAGATCAGAATGCTGTTGAGGCTGTTCTGCAAGATGTAGAAGGTACGGAAGAGTGGAACCAGTATGCAGGTCAGTATTATAATACATACGGTAAGGTATATGAAGGATCTGAGCTTGATAATGCCGTTAGGAGAGAAATTCTTGGAAAGATCCTCGCCAGGGAGATGCAGACCGGCACAGCACAGGCGCCGGTAGAGCCCACCTCCTTCCTGGGGCGCGTCCGGCAGCTTCTCTCTGGAATCGTAAGCTGGCTTAAATCAGCTTTATCAACCCAAAGACAAGATTTGAATAACGTTATTAAAAGCATTCGTGATCTTGCCATTACTGACATAGATAAAGGATTTGACACTTCTCTGTTAAAGGATAATGACTTTACATTATACTCCCTTTCTTCTATGAACAAGAACAAGTTTCTTGAGTCTAAGATCAGATCGCTAAGAAAAACATTAAGAGACTTACGTCAGATAAGCTCTGATAGGGCTGTAACTACGTCTATGACCCTTGCTCAGCTTAAGACCATAGAAGATAAGATAAATAAAGTAGAGACCGAGATAGACAAGAATGAGATGGCGGCTGCCATGAACAGCATGATCTCCACAGCCGAAGCTCAGGTCAGATACTTAAGTAATGTGGTGAACACCATCCTTCATGGTGATACCAAAGACGGTAAGCTTCATTTCAATACCAATGATCGAAAGAATGTAGATATTATCAACAATCAGGTTCTTCCGATCATGAACGATCTCCGAGGATATATCCGTAACAGAAGTACCGAATTTGATGAACGTGAAAAGCAGGATTATACAAATAGGATCAATACCGTCATTGCCGACATCAATGGTATTCAGTCTGATATTAAATCAGTACAAGACCTTGATGAAAGTACGTTGCTTGATAAGTTAATGAACGAACTTCATGTGCCGGCAGATAAGGTAAAGAGAGTAAAAGAATTTTTCGACAAGGTTCAACACGATGTTTCTTGGATAAGTAGGTGGTTTGGTATATTAGAGCATTCTTCCAGTCCGTTCAATAACGCTCTTGGAGCTATGATTGCCAAAGACAATTACAATGCGATGGTGAATGCCCAGCCCGCCATATCCGACTTCCTGGCATATGCTAAAAAGCATGGTTTTAACAAATCTGAATTTGAAAAACTGCTTCAGAAAGTAGACGGCAAAACTTCTAATTACCTTCGTAGTGCTCTTGATATGGCTAAATACGATCGTAATAAGAAGCTGGCGCAGATGCGAGCGTTTGCGACTGCCATGAACATAGAGATATCAGAAGAAGAAATTGGTGATGTGGTTGACAATAACCGTAATTACGTATTTAAAAGAGAAGTAGTTGACAAGGATGGAAATACGGTTACTGAAAACGCTAAATTCAAACCATCGTCTGATAGAGTTAATACCGATATTTTTACCATCGAGCAGGAAAAGATCTATACGGAGCAGATGGAAAAGTGGGATGCTGAAAATTCAGAATTGGAATTTAGTGAAAGTTATGCCACAAGAATGGAATCCATATACAAAAAGGCTGAAGAAGAATTAGGACATCCGGTTTCTCAAACAACCAAAGAATACCTTAATGCCTTATCCCGGCAAAAACGGATATTGAGGCAGCCTTTTATTGATAGCGGTGGTAATTTTGATGAGGTTGCCTACTATAAGAGTAGTAACTACGAAGAAGAAGGACTGCTTCGTAAACAACGTAAGGAGGCAGCTTCGGAATACATATATGTAGGAACCAGGAGAGTGGAAAAAACCGGCGACCAACTTAAGATGGCCAAAGAAATACAAGCCATAAATGAAGTTTGGAGAAAAGAATCAAATAATGCCACTAATGCCGTATCAGAATCGTTTTTGCAAAAATTAAGAACGATTCAGAGCGAGTCTGGAGGAGAAGCTGCGCTGAAGACGCTTATGTTGGGGGGTCACCTGTCATTCAACGATCGGTTTTGGAATGACGTAGAATCGGAACAGTCGGCGCGTACCGAATCAAATAACAAGGCTTCGTATCTTAAAATGGCGCATGATATCATTAGTTCTACGACAAGTGATAGAGATGCGACTGACGTGGACTCGATTGTAAAAGATATAGAAAAAAATAAGGCCATTATCAAGGAAATAATCGGAAACAATCGCGATGTGGCTGATATCGGAGAAATCAATGAAGCGACATTTACCTCATCTGAAAGAGATGCTTTTAGGGCCGCATCTGAAGCTATTGAAGCCGATTACGCTATTTTGATAGATTATGCTAAGATGGTGGGTCTTGAAGATATTGATAAGTACCTTACTAAAAGCAGTAAGGCTGAAAACGAAGTAAATCAGTCTTATTTAAATGCTCTTGCTGACTCTAAGGAAATTGAATGGCAGTTTGCACAGCGTCATACTACTGCCAAAAAAGCCAAAAGGATTCAGGCTCTTAGAGATAAGTTATTCATGGCTCAAGATAACAGGTATATGTTTACCGTCTCTGAAACCAACTACTTGTCAGAAAAATTGGGAATAGATAAAAAGCTAGATCGTAGAGATTTTAGGAATGCGGTTAGAGCCAAGATGTCTGACATATTTGGACACGATAACGGAGTAGCTGAAGTGAACGATATCGTTAATGAATTTGCCAGGAGCCAGGTCTTTTCGTACTATAAACGCATGGCGCCTACCGGATATGCGGCTATGATCGACAAAATCGGTCGAGGTGAGATAGATGTGGCGCAGATGGTTAAGGACGTACAAAACGGTACATCCACCCAAGATTATGGCATGGACATATCGTACCTGTCTTTCGATCCTGCAAGGGCATGGGTGGCTGAATCTGAAGCCGAAAATAGCGGCCGTAATCCTGATTATGTAAAAGATCATGGGTATGGTCATCGCATGCCTAAGAAAAGCCTGTATCGTGATGAATCGTATTTCAATGACTTTGGTATCAAGTATGATGCTGACGGTAATGAAGTTGCTACTAAAAACGTAGAGCAGTGGAATATGATTCAAAAACTCAAGGAAATAAAAAGACAATCCCTTGATCTATACAAAGAGCAGAGTCCCAATTTGTATGCTATTCCACAGATATCAAAACAAGACATAGAACGTATGGAAGGATTGGGTATTAACTTCAAAAATACGGTTCGTAATTTCGTATCAGATCTGTGCCTGGACAGAGTAGACGATTCTCTATATGGTAAGACCAGGCAAGGGGAAGTATATGATCCGGAAGACAGACTTAGGTCTATACCTAAATACTACATATATGAGTTGGAGAACCAAGATGATGTATCTCACGATTTTGGCTACTCTTATTCGATGCTTATGATGCAGTCATCGTTATACAACGAAAAGCAGAAATCTATAGAGCTTGCCCAAGGACTGGAGCAGATGTTGCTGAATAAGCAATTTGAAGGCGGTAAGAAAGCTGAAGCGACTCAAGCATATCAGATGTTTAGAGACTTCTTTAACGATCATTATTATGGCATTAGGATGAACACCAAAAAACTGACGGTAAACATCGGTGGATACACAGTAGACCTTACCAGGATAATGATGGCCGTTGAAAGATTTATGTCGGTCATGAACTTGGCACTGTCTCCGTTTGTGGCAGCTACCGGCGCCCTTACCGGCCATATCAACCTCATCATGGAATCAGCCGTAGGACAGTATATAAGCAAAGACTCCCTTAAATACGCATCGGCTGAGTTTTCACGCCTTGCGCCATCTTGTATAGCAGAAACCGGAGACATAGATAGGAAAAGCAAATTATATGTCATAGGTGAGAGAATGGGTATTTTCAACATACGAAACAGAATGTATGGTGCCGGATACAATAGAGTGGCCAGGACCTTAATGCGTTCGCCTATGTATGCTTTTATGGAAATCCTGAACTACCCTCTTGATCCGCAGGTTATGATTGCTACTATGGACAATGTTCGTTATTACAAAGGCCGGTTCTACACGTTCCAAGATTTCAAGATGGAAAAAGAACGTAATAAAGAACAGAGTACCATAAAAAGAGAATGGAATGCATTAAAAGATCGTACTTTATGGAGTATGGTAGACGTCGTGGATGGGAAGGTGGTTGTAAAGCCAGGATCGGGTGTTACTGCCGAGGAAGTTGAAACCCAGATGGCTATAACCAGAAATCAAGTTCGTAGCTTGTCGCAGATATGTAACGGATCTTTGAATGAAGAAAACCGAACTGCCGCATCGCGCAACTGGATAGCCAGGTTCATGACCGCCCACCGAGGATGGTTGGTGCTGGCGGCTCAACGTCTGTGGAAAAGGCGTGGCTTCAATTTCCAAACAATGCAAGAAGAGGAGGGACTGTCAATTACGTTAAAGAATATGATAGCCAAAACATTTAGCTTAGCTTCCGAGTCTGGTATGAAAAACATCATAGATGCCTGGAACGAAAATAAAGACAATATGAATGAGGTAGAGAAAACCAATCTAAAACGTCTCAGTGTCTATGCCGGCACGTTCCTTATTATGCAAGCCGTATCTATGCTTCTTGCCGGGTGGCGTGATGATGATGAAAACGAGGAAAGTTGGCTTACTCAATTCGGATCCTACGTCGGATTCAGAACCATAAACGAAATAGCTTCACAGATGCCATTTATTATGGAGCTTAACGTGGTTGATATCATTAACGACCCATTTGTTATGGGACGGAAACTTAAGGATCTTACCGATCTTAGGAATTATTCACTTGATAAAGTAACATCTGGTACATACAAGGGAGAGTCTAAGTTATTTAGGCAGCTCGCCAAACAGACGTTTATCAAACAATGGTATAACATCAAGACACCAGAAGACGTGGCACGCGCCTATAATTGGTGGCAGCAGACGAACAATAAGTCAATGATGTTCTTTATCGGCGCCACTCCTGATTCGGAAGGAGATGATGATGTTAGCTACAAATAGACGAAGAATATTGGGCTTGCATTGTTTTGATATGACCCCAATATACTATCTTAGCATTGTCAAAGAGTAGATTGTACGTTTTTTGTTCTTACTTGAAAGATTATGTAGGTTTATTTTTTTCTGAAATTGTTTTCTTACCGGTTCTCAGTCAGAGATGATAGAGAACCGGTTTCTTTTGTTATGAAAAAAAGGTATATAATTACCTAAGTTTTGGTGATTATATACAACTTTGCACCATCTATATAAAACAGAAGCCGGATAATGATTAACGTATATCCGGCTTCTGTTTTATATGGTTAAAATTCTTTTTCGTTACCACCTTTTTTAGAGGTGGTTTTATCAAAAAGAGGGTCGTTAGGATCTGTTTTGGGATTATAGCTAAATATGCCTTTAGCTATTCTCTTCATATCTTCTTCTATGTTTGGATCTCCACATTTTCCCCTCATTATCTCGTCATACAACTTATCTTGTACTGGTAAAGCCTTATCTAACATTTCTTTGAACTTATCCCAATTGTAGTCTGAAGCCCTTCCCAATGCCTCTATTGCAGCTAAATGTTCTTTTAATTTAGGCTTTCCAAGATCCTCTGATAAGAATTGATGATCTTTTTTAGGTTTATACCCTTTCTCGTTTTTAGGGTTTCTTATCTTAAGTTCTTCAAGAACTCCCGGTCCAAGTCTTTTATAAACAATATCATTGATCCACTGACCAACAACGGCGGGCCTCTTATGTATATTTTCCCAATCCCATCCCCTCATCTTGTAAATCATTTCAAAAAAGCTATCATTAAATGTTTTCACCCATTTACTTGCTTCCTCTGTAAGGAATTGATTTAGGAATTTCTGTAGTTCGTCTTTCGCCCTATTTTTGTCTTCTTGATACCCTGTGGCTTCATCCACTAATGCTATGATACCAACTTTCGCGAGTGCTCTAACAATTATATCACATCTATTTATGACTGTTTGTTGATTGACACCTAAAGATGTTTTTTTGCTTAATGCACAATCTCTGGCATTAAGCATGATTTCGCAAATATCAGGTAATATTGTAGCTTCATAAGCCATTATTCTTCTATATCCTTTAAAACAAGGAAATGACTTATCTTTTACCGATAAATAACCATTTGGAATACAGTCGCTTATAGCTTTGGAGGATAGTATTTTTACTAATTTTGTACCCGATCTATCATTAGGATCGTCAAGTCCTAAAACGTTTTGCATTCCGGTAGTAGATAGGACTCTTCTACCATCCTCCAAAACGTAACAAGGAATTTTTAAACCATTGAGGTCTAATTCTCCTTCGTACTTGATTTTATTATCTATTTTTTCCATTGCATTAATTAATTTGTGAATACCTTAATCGTCGTTTGGTATTCTGCAAAAATACATCGAATCTTTCAGATTCCGATAGATGTTTCGTGTTATATCTGAAAGATTCGCAATCTACATATCTTTGAAGATGTTTTCTCGACACCCAGAAATGGGTTCCAGAAATCATTTTCTTCAAATGGCTCCAATATCCTTCGATTGTGTTTGTTGATCTTCTGCCTATTACATACGCTCCCTTTTTGTGATATACTTTTTGATGATCAAACTTTTCTTTGTCGATCCCGTTATACGCATACCATTCGTCAGAATATATGGTAGAATTAGGGTGAACGGTATTGTATATCAAAGGAAGTAAGGTTTTACCTTTTGTGTCTGTAACGACATAAGCGACTTATTTTCAGCATAAAAATTTGTAACCTGGTTTTACAGCTTCCGCTTCTTCTCTCGTATCAAACATTAAGGTAGTGACAGCTCCTATTCCTTCACAAACGTAAGACACTTTCACCCACCACCTAAAAATCCCAGAGCCGTAATCATCATAGTACGGCTCAGAAAGAATCTCCTCTACATACCCATCCAAATAATTCATGATCGCTCCTCCTTGTTTTTAGATTCTGCTTCTTCGAGTATGCTGATCACCTTGTCAACAATATCCGAATCAGACATTTTCTCAATAAAAACATCCATTGCCTTAGTTATGTCATTGGCTTCTTTTTCTTCAAGAGCTATTTCTCCACCGGTAATAGCATCAGATAATGATGTAGATAAGTGTCTTATCTTATCAATGCTCATAAACGTAAATGGATTACCACCCCATTCACCACCCATTTCTTTCATGATCTGATATCCACCTGAAATAAGTCTGCCTGATGTCGTGGCCAAGGAGGATACGATTAGGGACAGTACCGCCGCTTCCGTCCGCTCCTCGGACACACCCCTCGACCACACGGCTGCCCTTATAGCGCCGGACAGGTCGTCTATGTATGGCATGAGGAAATCTTCCATCGCTTGTGTTATATCAGCTATAACCTCATTACGCTCTTTATTTATGTAGTAGATAGAAGCATTGTACCTCTTTATCTCTTTGTCCATATCATTTAAAAGACGCTTGATATTGTGCTTATACATAGGACCACCCTTAATCACTTCCTTTAGCTTAAGAATGTAATTATAAGCCTGGTCGTTTACGAACAACGTCATGGTCTCAACCGTTGAATGAAGCGTGTTAAGACTGTTAAGAATCTTATCGAAATTATTTATCAAATAAGCTTTTCTGGCTTTTGCTGCGTAATTAATCATCGCATTCAAATTTTAGATTTTCAAGTTCATTCAATTGTTTCTTAATAGATTCGATCAGGTGCGCTCTCCGTTCCTCTGCATGTTTTAGAGCTTCTTCTTTGCTCTCAAAAGCATCCCTTCCTATTTCATAAGGAGTGAACCTATCAGGAATGTCAGCTAACAAAAGACCACCATACTCTTCTATTTTAGCTTTTACTTTTCTTATTATACCGTCTCTCAGGCACGCATCCGTAACCCATATAAATCTATCACATTCTTCTAATTCCCTTTCGTACAATTCATACCATTCCGGCTTAGGGAATCTTAATGTGAATCTAATTTCGGTATCTTTCTCTAAGACATTAATATCATACGCCTCCGGCCACAGTTCTTTTATGCTGTCTTCATCTTCAGCATACGCCACCAATACAAATGAATTACTGGATTCTGCGCTACACCAATACGGGTATTTTATAGGCCATTTGACTGGACGGTAATCATTGTCACAGTCATCCTTTCTAATGTGAAATCTTGCTCTGATCATATTATTCTACTTTTTTGATTTCGCTCAAATCGTCTTCATACACCAAATAAGATCCTCTTCCAGGTCTTCCTTCTTTATTGGGTGCCTGGATCGTAAATATAACTGTTCCAGTACTCATGATTTGAACGATCTTGAAGAAACCAACAAGAGATTCTTTCGAACGTTTGTAAAGAACGCTCACTTTATCTCCCTTCTTGAATCCATAAACAGAATCGAAATAATCCTTTTTAATTCTTTCAATATTACTTCTGTGTTTGTCCATTGCTTCAAACTCGTCGTCTAACAGACGAATCATTTGTTCTTTTGTCATTCCTTTTCCTCCTTATTCAATGGTATTAATCCTTTTCCGTGCTTATCATACCACAGCATAGCTATACAATTCCACGCACATTGTGCAAGATGAAAACACCCTGTATCTGAGTCTATTCTTTCTCCTTTCATGTATTCCATTAGGTGTCGAAATATTGCAGCACGATACCGTTCAATGCCATTGTCAAGATTCTGCCAAGTATTAGGACCGTACTTTTTGGCTCCGGCATGATAGACTTTTACAATGTCCTCAATCTCTTCCATTGGAAGCAAATCCCATCGTAGTTTATCATCAATGATGTCATTTTTCACCGATTTGTTTTCTATGGGGTCTTTGGTAAGAATAATATCCATAATATCCGTTTCTATGACGAACGTCTCCCCATTGCAACAAACCTCAGCATATTTATCATTTACTTCTATGTCTGATACTGCCTCCGCTATAGCTCCTTTGACGATTTTAAATTCGGCACTGATTATATCATCTTTTAATATGCGAAAAATAGATCCTTTTGGATAAAGGATATTTTTAGTATTATCATCCATCTTTTCCATTGCTTTATCGTTGTTTTACCTCATTTCGATAGTAATATAATCCATCTTCGTCTTATACCCTATCATTTCTGTTTTTCTCAAAATACTGTCTTACGGCTTCAATCGCCTTATCGTCATCAAAAGCCTCTACAAACCCCTCATAGAATCTATTTCGCTCCATAGAGAACGTATTGCTTCCATCCGGAATGGTTCTGAACACAACTACCTTCTCTCCATCTACGTTCGTTTCTATGATGTTGTTATGGAGAATAATAGAATACCGCCCAGAGTTTTTGTTCTGGACGACACTATGTTCGAGATTGTAGAGTCTAAGTAGTTCTCTTATTTCTTTTACTCCCATATTATTTTACGTTTTTAGAAGTTACAGCCTCTTCTCCCCATTTCTTTACATATATAGATCTCATCATGTTCATTAAATTAGAGAAAGAAGAGATGGTTCCCATTTCTATACAAAATGCAAGATTAGATTGAAGCATTTCAAGTTCTTTTAACTGCTCTTGAGTTGCTCTGTTATCTAAAACATATTTATGTTTATTGAATACAATCCAGTTTAACTTATCAGCCATTTCTATATAATCAACATCTTCAAATTTTGATACAGACCTTGAAAGAGTATTGTATTTATCCCCTATCTCTATTCTATCCAAAATAAGTTTATCATTTAACCATCCAGTAACTTCTGCATACAGCATAGGATTTAATTCTATAGCGACTAATACCCATATGTAGGGATCACACATAACATTTCTGTTTGTTCCTCTTCCTGTAGTCTTATAGGCATTATACCACTTCATTACTTTTATCAAAGAGTTGTTTTCCACTATATCCATAAACTCTTTCAAGGTTTCACTTTTTATGTATTTCTGTTTTTTAAGAATATAAAATATCCTTTCTGCACTCTCCTTGTTCGAAAGAATATTTTCTATTCTCTTATCATTCCACCCCATCTCCACTCTTTTTCTTGTATATGCCTCTTGTAATCCAGTTAATGACATAAAGGAAGTTTTAATGTCCTGTCTGATTACCACTCCATACAATAACCTGTCTTTAGAAATCACAACTTTTAAATTATTTAATAAAATAAGCTTGTATTAAAATTACACGACGTAAAAATATAGATTGTGTAACTTTAATACAAGCGTATTGTGTTAAATTTTACTTATAGTGTTTTTATGTGTTCATATTATTCCTTCTAAATTTACTTTTATAGAACCATTTATGGTTTTAATGCTCCCATCTATGGTTGAAATCACATCATCTATATCATTTATAATGCCTTCCATGTCATCAACCACCTCCTCCATATCAGTTACAGCCCGATCTGATTCCCAATATCTTTCTGAGTCTTGTAACGATTCCGGTATATTATCTCTCGCCTCCGTCTCTTCATCTAAAATCATATCAATATCATCTTTGGCTGAATTTATGTTGTGCTTTAACTCCGATAACTTTGATTTGATGTATTCAAAATCTGTTTTATACTTATTTGCGTTTTTGATAACATCTGATATTTTTTTTCTTCTCTTGTTGTTCATGCTTTTATCCTATTATAATATTCGATAATCTTTTCTTTCCTATCTCCCGGTTTTACTGCCATATTCTCAGCCAAGAACCTAAAATACGACACCGGTATGTCCTTGAATCTAATTCCTTCATATTTTCCAAACCACATTATTATACTGTCAAGATCGTCTTCTCTCCTACCATCTCCATTCACAGATTTAAGAGAAGCTGCCCGGCGAAGGATTTCGTCTTTGGTAATAATATCCCCCATCCTTATATTGGATAGAAGCTGATTGCCGGCAAACATACACCAGCCCTTAGAAGGAAATTGTTCGATCGTTAAATCTTCTATCCGGCCGAAACGCCTCATGTTGTCGCAGCAATCAACTATCAGTGCCTCTTTCTTGTCAGGATGAATACGAACGCACCTGCCGAGCACCTGGTAATATGTTGAATATGAGAATGTTGGGCGCCCAAACATCACACAATCAAGTTCGGGAAAATCAAATCCGGTAGCAAGCGTTGAATAATTAAAAACCACCTTCAACTTACCTTCTTTGAAATCGGATATGATTTGTTCTCTTTTCTTTTTGGTTGTTAGCGATGTTACGACGCCGGTTATGGCTCCCATCCTGGCATTCATGAACTCTGATATTCTATTACATGATTCGATAGAATCCATGCAAACCAAAATGGCTTTACGCTCGTTCATAAGCTGAAGAAGACGCTTATAGATAGAGTTGTTTAAGCCATTTCGTACAATACTTTCTTTAATAGATTCGTTGGTGTATTCGGCCCCGGTACTGTTTAACATCAGAGCCGATTCATCAAAAGACCATCGTTCGTACTTAAGAGGGCACCAAAATCCCTGAGAAGTTAGCTCTTGTATTTGAGTCACATGAACTATCTTCTTAAAGAAGTTATGTTCGTCTTTCGTCAGCATATTGAGCTTGCTATAGTTCCCTTCCAGCATGGAGCTGTAGGTCCGGAGGCGGCAGGGCGTGGCAGTGAAGCCCAGCACCTTCGCCTCTGGGAACTCGTTCATAAACTCCATAAATTCAGAACCTTCTTCAGGAGAATACCCGCTATGCACCTCATCTATCAATAACGTGTCTATCCCTATATCTTTCAACCTTGCTACGTCTTTCTTTATGCTTTTAAGTGTAGCATAGGTCATATCCGATAACTCTTTCTTTTTACATGAAGCAGAATATATAGTAGGCTCAGAACCGAATGATACGGCCTTCGCATAATTCTGCTCCAGAATCTCTTTAGATGGCTGTAATACAAGGATGGGTCTTTTTAATTCATGAGCTATCTTGCTGATTATCAAAGATTTACCCGCTGCACACGGCAAGACTTCTATGCCAGGCTTCTTAGATCTTCCTGTAAGAAACTTAAGCCCGGCATCTACTGCCTCTTTTTGGTAAGGTCTAAGTTCAAAGCCCATCACAATCTATTATATTATTTTTTGAAAGTTCTATTATCGCCTCTTTCAACATCTCCCTTGCTTTATCTTCGTTATCTTCAAGCAAGCATACACTGCACGATATGCCCATACGATCTCCATAAGCCTCGGCATTACCTAATGTGAATGCGCAGCAGTAATCATAATCCATGTTTTTTGCTACGGTAATAAACTGATTATCTTCTATCAGTACAGCATATTCAGCATTGGTTTCACACATGATAATGGCTTTATCTTTTTTTATAGACAATACCTTGTTTCTGAAAAGTCCGTTATAAATCCATAGTTCCTTTCCTGCATTTTTATAAAACGCAGCCATATCTTCCTTGATTGTAACTTCTTTTTTCATGACTTACTTGTGTTTAACATCAGTAATTAAAACATATCTTTTAACAATATCTTCAAGACTCACAGAAGAACGTATATATAGTTTTTCTTCGTACTCATATAGAGCGTACCCTTCTTTTATGTCTAATATCTTAATCACATGCTTGCCTCTTTCAAATGGATCCTTAAAGTAGCTCTTATGTTCGTATCTTTGACCGACTTTGATTTTGTCAGTTTTCTTCTTCATCTTATAACGATCTACTGCTCTACCTGTTTTTATGAAAGCTGTCGTGAGTAAGTATAATAAAACTAAATACAAAAGGATCGCTACTCCACATATTAGATCTTCTTTCATTGGACTCCTTTTAAATAGTTGAACCATATATCCTCCATCTTCTCCTGAAGCTCAAACGCTTTCTTGAAATTCTCGCATCGTACAGCAACGTCTCTCATGTATGTCAAGTTTATAACTTCCGGATCTTGCCGGTATTTTGTTCTTAACTTTTGAACGTCCTCGTATTTCATCGTTTTATCTTTTTAGACGGATCCCAATCCGAAGAGAAAGGGCATTCGTTTTTGTTATGTAATCCAAAGTCACAATAATAACACAGTGCTGACGGGCAGGGTAGCTTGTTTTGCGAAACAGGCTGGCTTAGGGTGGCACGCCTCTTGCTATACCTGGTTCCTTCTGCTCCCTGGATGTATGCTTGAAATGCTTTTACACTATTATCTTCAAAATCATACATTTTAGACAAAGTGTCATTTAGCATCTCTATAGATTTTGTTTTACGTTCCTCATCTACCTTAACCTTTTGGTACTGTCTGGTCCTGGTAAAGAAATAGATGTTCATATCTGGCAGAACTCCGCCATATCTTCTATAGATGTAAAATGAATATATAGGATGCTGTAAATTTGTTTCCAACTTCTTAGAGTCAAAAACCTTATTACCGGATTTCCAATCTATGACATAATGGTGAACTACGTTCTTGCTTTTTATAGCCAGATGAAGGTCTACCGATCCTACTATGTACACATGAGTATGAACGGTCCCATTTATATCAACAGGCTTAGGAAGACGGTACGGCAGCACAAAATCTTCTTCGACTCCAACTATGGCGCCGTGTCTGATAAGTTTCTCGCAGGGATTAAGATCACTATCAGCTATCATAAACCTATTGCCGTCTTTTTTGAACAGATCCACAATCCAAGCAAGAAGTTCCCCAGATTGCTTCATGGCCATCATCATATTTTCCGGTGATTGCCAAGGTATGTCCTCCTGGTAAGCATAGTAACTTATCGCTTCTCCAAGGTCTTTACCAGAAGGCTGTCTTCCGTTCTTAAAAAAGTATTCCAGTGTCTTATGGATAACCGTACCATAAGACGTAGCTTCTTGTTTTTCCGTAGACCTTTTGCCCTCTACGTAAGTCTTATACCATTTCATTGGACAGGTAAGAAACGTATCTATCTGGGAATAAGATATGGCAAGACGTTTCACACCATTAAACTCCTTATATAGCAAATGCGTTTCCGGGACCATCATAAGTCATTGTCTTTAAATCCTTCCGGGTAATATACGACATACTTCTTACCGTCTTCTGGTGTCATGGCAAACTGCATGTAGTTATTACGATTACGATGCTTGCCATCTAATCCTCGCTTCCAATACAGGATGCCGTCTATATCCACATAAGACCGTCCGCGTTCGGCTCTAACTACGTCCGTGTGTAGCAGATACCCGTCGGAAGACACAATCCATACTTTATCCCCTTTGTTTAAATAAGATATTCTTTTTCTTACAACAACCTTTTTCTTATTATCCAATACAAATTCCTCATCAGTCATACTCTTCATCCTCCTCTTCTTCTGTTTCAAAATCAATTCCATATCCCATATTCTATTAAATATATTTAAAGCTATTCGTATGTTTTAATACATCCCCTCGGAGACCTTTCGGTCTCCTTGGTAGATGTAAATCCCGTTAGGGATAAGTCAGGATTTCTCCTGTAAGTACCCATCGCCAATGTTATTTAAGGTTTTGAATAAGCAACACTGTTCCTGAATACCAGAACTGTTTAATCACTTACCTTAGAGCTACAGACTTGGGCAAACATCCGTAGGTAACTATCTATTCTTAAATAACGTAGCCTTTGTTTCAAGGCTTAGGCTAATAACCCGATCTCTTAAAGAGATGTATTAAACTTTTATAATAGAATTATATTGGTTTAATACTATTTGGGGTTATAACACTGATCATAATGATTGGTCAGTTCTTCTGGTTCTAAATCTTGTCCAAAATCCATGTTAAAAATATCGTAATTAGTAAAGCACTAAAAATCACTATTCCTGCTGGCATGAAATCTATAAATGCTGCTTTTGCTTCTTCAATTAGGCCCAAGTGTAACCTTGGGCCATTGTATTTATTTTTTGTCATCTCCTTTTAATTTCTTTAAAGTATCTGCAATCGGAAGCTGATCAATGACTCCCAATGCCGGAGCGACGGTCTTGACAACATTGTTAAGGAAATTACCGGTACTGTTCTGACCGCCGTCAAATACCGTGATATTTCCGAGATTAATGTGCTCAAATGCTTTAACCTGTTCTCCAGCAATTTCTTTCCACTGATTAACCATCTTGTACTGGATGGCGATCTGAGGATTGGATTCTGCTGCTTCCACCATAGCCTTAAATCCGTCGGCTTCTGCCATCAACGATTTTTTCTTACCTTCGGCTTCTGCCTCCAGCTTCATCTGAATAGCTTTTGCCTCCGCCTCAGCTTTTGCCAAATGTGCTGCTGCCTCTGCCTCAGCCCGGCGTTTGATCTTCTCTGCCTCAGCATCAGCTTGCAAGATAGCCTCTTCCTTCTGGGTTTCAGCCGGCACAATCTTTTCAGCCTTAAGCGCAGCCTGAACTTTCTTAGCCTTAGCTTCTTCCACTTCTTTATCAGCAAGCTCTTTTGCCGTTTTTACAGCCGCTTCCGATTTAACTTTTTCTTCTCCGGCCTTCTTTTCTGATTGAGCTTTGATAATCTGTAGTTCTGATACTGACACAGCAACCTCCTTCTGGGCATTGTTGTATCCTATAGACGCATTTTTCTCAGCCTCAGCCTTCTTAATCTGAGCTTCAGAGTCTTGTATTGCTATAGCTGCTTCCTTGTCAGCTTCAGCCTTATTCTTTCCGACTTCTTCCATCCTTTCAGCCTCGGCTTTATTTACTTCAAGTTCTGCCTTAGATCTTACAATCGCCGATTCCTTGTCGGTTAAAGTTTTTGCGATAACCGCAGCCCTGTCTCTATCTGCTTGAGCTACGCCGATCTGTTTCTCTTTATCGGTTAAAGCCAAGGCTATTTCTTTTTCTTTCTTCGTTTCAGCTACTATCGTTTCCTTTTCTTTTTCAGTACAAGCAATTTGAATCTCTTGTTCTTTTTTGGTATTAGCCACAGCCGTTTCTTTCTCCTTCTGCTGTACAGCAATCTTAATAGCACCCAGCTTCTCCTGCTCTTCGATATTAGCTTGTGCTTCGTTCAGAGCCCTACTTTCAGCCTCCTTACCAAGGTTCATAATATAACCTGCTTCGTCTCTGATGTCACTGATGTTGATGTTCAGGAGGTAAAGACCTAACTTGTTAAGCTCGTTATCAATGTTCTTTCTTGCCTTATCCAAAAACTCATCCCTGTCAGAATTAAGTTTTTCGATTGTCATTTCAGCAATAATCAAACGCATCTGACCGTAAACGATGTCCGTAATAAGATTTTCAGTAGATTCGGTATCCATCCCCAAAAGTCTTTCTGCCGCATTTTGCATGATTTCGGGATTTGTACTGATAGCTACTGTAATGGTCGTAGGTACATCTACTCTAATATTCTGAGATGACAAAGCACCGGTAAGCTTGCAATCTATTTGCATAGGCTCCATTGACAAAACATCATAGCTTTGAATAATAGGCAAGACGAATGCCGCTCCACCATGATATAATTTCGCCGACTTCTTTTCCCCACCTGTCTTACCGTAAACGACCAAGACCTGATTAGGCTTACATCTACGATACCTTGATAAGACTCCGATGATTGTCAAAATAATCACTACAGCTAAGATAGCTGACACGTACATGATTGTTGTCATAACTTTTAAAATTTAATTGTTGATAAAAAAATTAGATACTTAATTCTCCTTCTTCATATTTTATATTCGCCTTGTCGCCGTTTTTGTAGGTTTTTCCAGACAAGCATCTTACTCTCATTTGCTCTTGTCTTCCATTTTTCGAAATATTTACCATATAATGATTCTTCCCTGATCTAAATACTATCTCCACTTCTCTTCCGTTTAAATCTTCCGGACATTCGTACACCATTTCTTGCTTTAACTTAAGAAGTAACTTATATACGTAAAACAAAATGATAAAGAAAAACGACCCTATCACAACCCCTACTAAATGGGAACCCGAAAAGTACGTGGCCCAGCTATATCCAAGAATAAAATGCGTTATACCCTTGAATGATATGATGTCCGACAAAGACATGCTTAAATCAGAAGCACTGTCAATGTCAATATCCGTATCCAGATCAGATCCTAATATCGACAACAAAAACTGTATAACAAAAGCAAATGACGCTATTAAAGCCATGCATAAAATTATATCACTTCCCATATCCTTTTGTTATTATTTTGTAAACAAGATCAGTCATATCTTTGATGGATTCTGTATCATAATCAATAATAACGATATTGAATTTTTGTTCCACCATCACATCAAGCTCAATTCGATCAATAGAATCTAATCCAAGTTCTTCAAACGACACATCTTCTTCATGAACTATATCTATTTCCGAATGAAGAAACTGAGTAATAATTATATCCTCTATTATCTTTCTAATTCTTACTTTTTCCATTGCTTTCTAATTTTGTTAAATAAATACGTTTTTATATTTTTCAATCGCTCTTTGTCTGTTTCTGAGCTTCCGGTAAACAAATAATCCGGATTTCCTTTAGCCGGCGGCGTGGGCAATTTAGATACAGCAAACAACCAATCCATTTCCTTATTCTTCTTAGGCTCCAAATAAGGCTCGGTAGCGATCTTAAATTTTTCAGCTATTAAGTCAAAGAGTTTTGAGTTTTTGAGGTTCATATGAACCGAGAAAGCCTGAGAAGGCGGTTTCCATATGAAGTTACATAAACTCATTGTGTAATCTCCTGACTCTGCTATATAAGATTCTGTTACTTGAAGTATGACCTCTTTCTTAAATGAAGTATTACCCATAAACCAACACAATCTGGATTCCGCTTCTTTTCTGCTGACACCTATGTCTTTTGAATATGATTCGTACATTCCTATCATAATCTTCAACGTCTCCAGAACCTCGTCCGTCATTTCCGGTGTCTCTATATAATTCACAAAAGACGTTCCTTTGTTGGTTAATCTCATCACGCCTGATTTTAATTTCTCAACCAGACCAAGCTCTATATATCTCCCAGCATCTTCTTCCGGCATGGCTTCGATCATAACCGTGTCCTTCTGTCTTATGGCAAGAAGATTGGCAAGATCATTAGGCGTCATGTCTGATGCTGCAAGTTGTCTGAAATTGATGTACATGCCTAATCAGATTTAATAAAAATAACATCCCTATTATCCTCTCTCTCTGCGTGATTACACGGACCTGCAATCACATCCACTGCCCCGCATGTAAAGTAATTAAATATACATCCTTCACATCCTGCATCTGGTGCCATTGGTTCCACACATTTTAATCTCACAAGTCCGGCATCAAATACTTCTCCTACTTTAAATTCCTTCTTTTCCATATTTCCTCCTTGTTTTTAACTGTTGTACCCTTCTTTGATAATCGAATTTCTACCGGTAGACACCGACTGACGAAGATCATCATGTACAGAATCTACCGTAGAATACTTGTTTCTGGTTGTAAAAATCACTTCCAACATCTCCTTATAATCACCTAAAGCTACTTCATATCTCGGATCTACTTTGGCTTTTCTTTCAGCTTCGGCATTACTCTTAGCCAGCTCCCGGTCAAGAAGATCTTCTTTGATTCGGTCAGCAATCATATCAAGCTCTTTTTTGATTACTTCGCCGGCTGCCCGAAGTTGACCTTCTACATCACCAAGCTGGTCTTGGACGGTTCCTATTTCTTTCTTTAAACGATCATATTCGTTAATCATACCCATATCACCTGCATAGCCGGAAAAGTCCTTGATTATTCTGGTTCCTTCTTTAAGGAGCTCAATGACTCGTCTTTTACGTTCTCTGCTTATTAAAGACGGAAGACGATAATTCATATCCGCCACCGCCTTGTCATGTATGGAGTTGATTAAAAACATCTCTCTCTCATCCCCTGCAAACTCCGTAAGAACCAAAAGGAACTTACTTATCAGGTATTCGTTTTCTTCTACTGTTAGTCTCATGGTTCTTATTTTTTTTTAATACAATGACTGTTCTTCTCTTGTCTCTTGTTCTTGTTTCTGATTGTCCGTAACATCTTCCACAGTATAGAGCTTGGGCGGCGTCGGCGGCTGGTTGGGATTCACGAACTTCGTCCCTCCCTCCCCGTACATCCATCCATGCCCCGGCAGAATCTCTGGGTGGATTGTGTTAGTAAGCTCTTCCATGCTAACCTGCCTTACTTTCAGTATATGATGAAACACCAGTCCGGCTGTCCTGAATGATGTTTTGTTTTCAGTTTTAAACCTATCAAGAGTCTGATACCAATCTTTCCCAAATATCATATACTTATCCAGCCCGTACCGACGAGGATTATGCAAACCTATCATTAACGTACATAACTGACCCAGTGTATCAGATTGGTAAAAATCAGAAAGACGAGGAGGCTGCTCTTGTGGACTTTTTATCCTTCCTTCTATCTCTCTGTTGAATTGGGATATGATGAGGAAAAATATGTTTTTATATACTAATTTAGCCTCATTCATAACCGCCACCAAATCATCTATAGCCGACTTAGGATCTAATCCCATTCTTTTTATTAAAGCAATATGATCGACTTTAAATATTATAAGACGTTTGTTTTTGTGCTTGTTAGCTATATGATACACAGCCGCCTCAAACTCTTTTACCGTACACGGAGCATCGATGTATATTATATTATTTCTGATTTCACCTTGAAGGATTTCAAACATCCTCATCTCTTCTACTGTATTAGAATCTTGCCTTCTTAATATTTCAGGAGCTCGCTTTTTCATATCTTGGCTCATTCTGCGAAGAAGAAGATCCTGAGGATTCATTTCGAACTCGCAATTGACAAGAAAATAATCTTCTGCTTGCGGGTTGATCATCGGATTCATCACATTTTTCAATATCTTTTGGGCCACATACGATTTACCTACAGATGGCCGGGCTCCTATAGCAATAGCATGCTGAGGAAAAATACCTCCAAGCAAAGCCTCGTCAATATAATCGTATCCGGTTTTAGCGGGGATAAGCTCTCCCCGCCTGTATTTTAAGATATTCTCATACGCCTCTTCCATAACCTGTTTAGAGGTCTTGAATATCCTTCTTATATCTATCCTATTTGCTATCTCCTCTTGCATTTTTGTCACCTTTTGTATCCGATTTGGACCCCCTATTAGCTTTTACTGATTTATACCTAAGACCGTTCTTGGTATGAGAACAATCCTTGCCTTTCCTCCAGCCCTTGCCCTTCTTCTTGTCCGTTTCGTAGTTTTTACGACCAAGCTCCCGGCGTTTGGCTTTCTGTTCCGGTCTGGCATTTATCTCCTTGTCCTTTTTAGCCTTTTTCTTCCTGGCTTCGGGATGAGTCCTGTAGTACTCTGTTGATCTGCCCATGTGCTTATATTTTTTTTGATTAATAATAGCACAAAGATAGGCAATTCGCGCCCTATTTCAACCTGCCGTAGCTCATATCAGGATCACACCAGACATATCCGTCTTTCTCATCATGAAGATACTCAGGACATCCTCTGCATGCGCTACTTCCTGACACTATTTGATTGTTCTTATTAGGGCACTTATCTCCAGGCTTATGCCATTCTATTCTCGAACCTGATCGCTCTTTGTTCACATGACAGAACTGAAAGACTTTTCCCATCGTCTTCTCGCCGAACATACCTATATGTGTGTACTCTTCCGGTATAGCGAGAAATTCAGATAAATCCTTATACATCCTTTCCCGTTCCTCCGGCGTAGACCATAGTCTGTCAAGTTCGGCATGGACTCTTATCTTAAGAGACCTTAGTGATGGCCCCGCAAGCCGGCCTTTAGCTTTTCCCTTATTCGGCCCTGATTCATGAACACCGACATAAGCATTGCATGGTTTACACATCATAACCATCCCTAAGCCTTTTCTGCTATATATTTTATCGGCATTGACCAACTCGGTTTCTCTTCCACAATAAGGACAAATTTCGCCTCTTAAAACCCGTTGTTGGCGCTCATTAAGTTCCATACCCTATTCTTTTGTTTTTCTTTAAACTTTTCATACAAACTGTTTTCAGTTTCCATTTCCGAGATCTCTACCTCTACGTCCTCTCTTTTGAAAATTACTTTCTTGGCTGTCGGATACGCGCATTTAGAGATACGAATAGCATTACGAATAGCGTAAACAAAATACGTTTCTGGTGACGATTCGATCACCACTACCTCATTTAAAGTATTTTTATAATTTTCCATGTTGTTATCTACTTGCTTCAATTATATAACCCGGATGATCTTCACACGCCTCTTTGTATTTGATAAGAAACTTAAGAAATGAATCATAAGACCCCCATCCATTTTCTGGCTCGTATTTCAAAAGACTTTTTCTCTTGGAGATCATAATACATATACCTTTTGTAAGTACATTCTTCATCTCATTGGTATCTATTTCCCTACCCAATTCTTCTGGTCTCCAAACATAATCGTACAGCGTTTCTTTATTTTCTGATACGAATATTCTTTGTGCCATCTTGTTCATGTTGTGGGTGATGTTTGCAACCCATTCACGATCCTCTTCTTTCTTCTTGTTCTTAATATAAACATCCAGGCTCATGATATTTCTCTTTTACCTTGTTATTAATTATCAAATCTGCCACATCATCTCCGTCTCCTACATTTTCAACATTTTGAAGATAGTCCGATACTTTTATCCTTGACTTCATCATCATCCCATCTATCTTTTTACTCCATGTCTCAAATGCTTGTCCTTTGTCCGGAAAAGCTACAGTCTTTCTATCTTTTAAGACATCTATCACTTCCGGCCTTAGATTCTGCAACCCACCGGTAGCTACAAATAACTCATCTGGTTTATTCACAGCGCATATAATAGCCGTCTTTTCTGATTCCACCAGATTAACCACCTTATCCGGATACTGGCTTAGAAGATGCTCTCCGAACAGGCATTGTCTAAACAAGAAGTCTCTTGCATGCAACGAGTGATAAAACATAACATGAGGCCGCTCATTGTCACCGTCTTTTTCCTTCACTCTTTTTACATCAATCTCATTCCCCTGGCTGTCGGTCTTTATATAAAAGTCCATGATTTTGCCAGTTCTACATACAAAATCCTTATCTATCTGCCAGAATATACAACACCCTTTCCATCCCCATAAGTCCATTGTTCCGACATGATATCTTCTAAACACGTCAGATACCCTTTCTTTTCCCCATAGAGACGATAAAAACCTAAACACAGTATTTCTATCATCTGGAACCACAGTCCTCTCAAACTCGCTAAAAGGTATGTAATTTACAACATCAGGATTTACAGGAGGGCGATAAGCTCTTATACACTTATTCCCAGAAATCCAAAGATCTTTGTCGCCCACATCCTTACCAGTAGGTCGTTTATCGTAACCGCAAGTCCGTTCATGATCGCATCTTCCGAACTCGTTGCCAACAACCTGACCTGTTGCCACATCAATATAAGGAGTGAGGCACCGGCTTTTCCCGCAAGCCGGGCAGGTCAGCTTTAGTCGGCTCCTGCCAGGCCTGCGGTCAAGTTGAAACCGGGGTACGTTTTCGTATCTTCTAAAATCAAGCATAATGCTTATTTATATTACAAATCTTTTAGACATTTCCTCAGCAATATCATATACGACAATATGATCCTCTTCATTGTAAGGCTTATTGATATTCAGCACTCCTTTTCTCACTTTGAACTTCTTATCTTTTCTAAGGTGATTCAACATACCTTGTTGGAACACGCAGTCCGCCTTTTCAAGTGCTATACTGTCTTCTGTCCATTCTTTCAACGTATATCCTTTGCTGCTCGTGCTTTTTGGAGAAAAGTTCATAATACGTGCATCAATCCCATACCATGCTTTAACCATTCTTCTTTCAGCTTCTAATTGAAATGCGTATGATTCCCATATTCCCCCTGATTTAAAGTCGAGAATAACCACTTCTTCCTTCTCCACGTCTCTTACCTCCTTCTTCGGATCACCTTTTTTGAACTGCCCTGTGGCCCTTTGATACACGGCTCCAAAATAACCTTCTTCTTTGTATTTGAATGTCATTTTAACCATCGCATCTATCGGCGTAGCTACCAAATAGTCCTCTAATGACAATATTCTTTCAATCATCATCGGCTTAACCTTATACTCCGAACAAAATTTGGCAAACTTCATAACTCTGACAATCATATCGTCAAGATCATCTATGCTGTTAAAGAATCGGTCAAGATTTTTCTTCGATATCTTCAGCTTACCTTCTTGTACGGTCTTAACTATAAAACTTCGATTTAAGACCATATCTCTACCTGTTAGGTACAATCCGTATAGGTAGTGCATGATCGTTCCCTTATCGGCTTCATACTGCGCTATCTCTTCTGGATTGCGACCAAGCATCTTTATCTCTTGCTTCCATTCCTGAAGTGCTGTCTTATCATCTACATATCCGTCTTTGATTAAGGTTGTTACCGAAGCATATATCTTGGCTGTCCCATCATCCATCTTCCTTACATAAAAACGATTGTCGTCTAATGTCAATCTTACGAATTTGGGAGTCTCAATCTTCTTTAACTCATCACAGATATAAAACGGTTCTAACGTTTCCTGATTTTCTGTAAACGGATTCGAATCCTCTTCTCCAGGGTTAGGAGCGGCTTCCTCCGCCGGAGCTTCCGGTTCCTCCTTCTGGGCCTGCTCTGTCTCAGGCGCCGGCTCTTCAACTACTGGAACCTGTCCGCCTCTTTCTGCTATGTCTCTGTTCTTTATTAAAGACATAACCTCCTTCTTCAACTGCTCTGGTGTTTGGTTAGGATCTGACACCGACATCACAACATCGTTCATTCTAAACAACGTATTTCCTTCTCCTTCCACCATAGGGACAAACCCTAAATCTGTCAATATTTTTATTTTCTCTTTCATGATCTTCCTCTAATCAATTCTTCTTTAATACAATGTAACACTGTTTCCACTTCATCTTTATCTCTATCTTTCACTGCGATAGCTATATCCTTGCCATAACTCTCTCTTTTTATGTGCGCATAAAAGATAGTTTCATCGTCAGCTTCTATTCTTATTTTATAAAGTTTTCTCATATCTATCAATTATTTCAATAATTAATCTACCTCTTTCTTTAATCATTCCCCGGCTTTCCATATCCAGTACCTTCTTTACCGCATACTTCCACACAAAAGGAAATTCTGTTTCAAGTTTATCAAATTCCATCCGGTCAAGATACATGTCGAATACCGTATGCTCTGATTCATGAAGGAAAACTATATTATCCCTGCAAGTGGCAACCGACTTATATAACCTTTTCGGAAGTATGTGACAGACGTTACATACTGTAGGAAAATGAATAGCTTTACCAGTCATAGACATTCGAATAGTACTCAACTCCTCCAACATAAGACGAAAAAACCCGGATAAATCCGGGTTCTCTAACTTTTTCTTCTTGCTACTGTTTTTAATGGATGTAATTCTGTCTTTTTTCTTCGGAGTCAACTCTTTGCTCCTGCAAGCCTGGCATAAGCCATGACTTCTTATCATTACTTTTCGTCCGCATTTTTCGCAGACGTATAGCTTCTTCTCCTTGCTTTCCATTCGAATAATAATGATATTATTGAAAAGAACAATCCCACTGAAGCCAGTAGATAAGGTGCGCTCATTAACAATTTAGACACCTCGTCTGTCTTAATCACTATCAGAAGGAAAGCGCCTGCTGAAAGCAATGATATTATCGCCACAACAAGCGCTATGTTGGAAACTACATCAGCCTTACTCTTCACTCTTCTTCTCGCCTAATTTTTCAGCTCCCTTCTGAAGATCATATTTGAATACTTCAATGATTTTCGTTTCTGCAATAGATTCACAATTCCAGTCGCCCAACGTGCCCTGCATGCCTTTAGTCAACACGGCTTCGGCATCTTTAGGATTGCCGGCCTGGACATACATATAGCATGGTGTTTTCTTTTCTTTGCCTTTCTTTTCATCCAGTGTAATGTAATTCACCTTACACTTATACCAGTACTCAGCTTCTCCGTTGAAGAAGATTTCAGACACTTTAATAGGATTTATTTTTACAACCTCGAAAGAATTGTACAAATCCTTGAAAATTTCCAAAGATCTTGATTCTGCCTCTGTGTAAGACAAGGCATCTACCAAATACTTTTCAGTTACTTTCTTTTTTTTGCCGTTCTCGATATTATCAATCTCGGCTTTTACCGTAATTTCAAACCAGCGATTCATTGTATTAATATTTAATTAGTTGATTTCTTTCCTTTTTCTATTTCTGTTTGAAGCCTGGCTGAGCACCATTGTAGTACATCCATCATCATCATATTATTATTTGATAATACACCTTTTATAACTAAAGCCAGTTGACGAGGAGACATACGCTGACTCATATCAAACCTACATTCTTCTTCGTTTACTATCGTGGCCACAAAATATTTGCAATCTTCTAAATGTATCAGGGCTTCAGTCATAGCCTCTTTAATCTTTTCTTCTTCCTCTTTCATGTTTCTTATTTTTCGGACAAAGATATGTCTTTTGTTGCTTAATAAGAAACAAAATGATTTAATATAAATTAATTTTCTTCTGGGTTAACATCGATAGACATATTGTATCTTTTCCTGATAAAGACTTCTGTTTCTTCATTAAACGGGCAGGCTTCTTTCAAGAAAGCCATAGCCCGCTCCGCATCTTTATCTGCTATCTCAATATATCTCTCGAAAGTCATGCAAAGGTCGATGTTGTACGCACGCTCCTGTTTTATCTTGTCCACGTATTTCAACACTCGGCTTCTTATGTTGTTGGCTTCCTCTACTGTCTTATTAAATGATCCTATTTTTGCTGATTCAGGATCATTGTTTTCTTTGTTAACTCTTTCAAATTCTTCATTGGTGTATCCTACGCAACCCTCTACTGCCGGCACGACGCCCTCGTTTATGACGTTTAACCTCTCATAAGATCGGTTTAAATACTTTGAACCCACCTTAAAAGCCCTGGACCTGACCAGTAAATTCACCACCTCTGTAGCGTCCTCTATCTTTCTAAATCCTACACCTATGTCTTTAATAACAAATATCGGAACCCCGCAATCCGGGTACACAACTTCCTTTTCGTTCTTTATATTCCAATTTTTAGCTTCAATTGGAATACCCTTACCAGCAAGCTCTTTGTCTATATACAGACTTATCTCTTCGTCTGTCAATGCCACAATCTCATCTCTGCTTAAATCAAAAACTGTTTTCATTTCTTTTATTCATTAAATTAAACAATCTACCTCTTTGTTCAGGCTCCGTATATTCCACCCATATATCGGCTGCCACATTTCTCAGAAATTCCATAAAGTCTTGATGATCTCTATATTCAGTAGAATCTATTTTCTTTATAAAACTTAGGATTTCCTTTAGCATTTTATTGTTTTCTTCAAGAAGCTCTCTGTCGGTCATGATCTCGTGAAAATATATTATTCAACATGTAATAGGCAGTAAATTTTCGATGTAGGCCCATCTTACGATATGGAAAATTCTAACAGCTATTTTCCAATTAGAGTTATTTGGCCCACAGACAATAGGAGTTTCATCTTGTTTAATAGCAATCAACATTCCACTGTGTTGTGGTGTTTCGCTTGCATCATGCCACGCGCTGCTGATGCTCCATTCTGCACCTGCCATGAAGTCTTCATAGCAATTATCCTTGCGTAAAACATAATCGTCTGCATCCACTTCTTTGAGAACGTTTCGCCGAAAATGTGTTTTACCTATGGTATAATCTTTTGCTGCTTTTTCAATATCTTCTCGTTTTATTTCTTTTTAAATTTTACAGCATAGATTGAACATATTCCAAATATTCTTGAGCTTGTTCAGGGGATTCGAATTGAGATGTCTCTTCGTTATATAAAGGAGCATAGTTGGCTTGTTTCAATAAATTGTCGTAAAACATATTGATGAATATTTTTAATAGATCGGCTGTATTATTCGCTGTTCCCATTGTTACTCCATGACATCCATCCCCCATATTTACATATTCGTTACTAAAAGACATCCCACCTTTTATACCATATCGAATTTGAGCGATGTATATGCGTTCGAAATGTACTTCAAATCAAAGATTATGTTCTGATTTTTCATATTCTTTGATTGATAAGCAGAATATGCCAAAAACAAATTTCAACTCTTCTTTTGTAATTCCTGCCGGATTTTTTGTCAATATTTCTTTAACTTGTTCTTTCGTTATCATGATTCGCTATTTTTTTATATTATTACCAATCTCCGCCATCATTTGGAATATTTATAGTATCTATAGAATTGTTGTAATTACTGCCACCAAATTTTTCAAATTCCGGTTCAGGATTATCTTCTGTATCTCCATGCATCATTACATGTAGCGTTCCACTTGCACTATAAAGCCAAAGACGCTTACCATACTTTTCCCACTTTTTTGCAAGTCGTTTCAGAGAGTCAATCAACTTACATTCTTCTGGAGTACATTCTATTCCGGCTTCTGTTCTGTATTTGCTCATATCTTTTTATGTTATTTTAAATCATCAATTTCACAACTCCAATTTATCGCATCTTTTTCTACGATGTTATCAGCGAGCCATTCAGCCGCAATGGAATCTTCAGGAACTTCCCACACTCCGTTATCGTAGTTTTCTATTAGATCATCATATACTTCTTCTGGAACTTCTATATCCTCTAATCCTACTGTGTAAGTAACCGTTACAGTCAAATTCTTTATAGCTTTCATGACTCAATTATTTTTAGTTGTTATTTAATCTTCTAAATTGCCTTTACCCTCTAATTTAGATAATGCTTGTTTAAATTCCTTTATTTCCTTTAAGGCACATTCCTTACAATAGGTGATAATATCAAAATCCTTTATTTCCTTTAAGGTATATTCCTTACGATAGGTGATAATATCAAGTTGTGTATAATCCGTAAAAAATCTGTCTATCATGTTCTTATAATGAAACCGTACAGGTTCTTCACAATGATTTAGTAAAATCACAAAATTGGAATTTCTCGGATGAAAACACAAGAATCTGTAATAATTCACTTCCCCTGCTATACATTCAATTAACTTTTCATCCATCTTCAATTTATTGATGTCTTCTATGTTTAATATCGGTTTCATATCTTTAGTTATTGGATAGAGATAAAAGCGATTCGTTTGACTCCGCAATTGCTTTTATTTGTTCTGGATTGATAAAACTCTTAATTTGTTCACTTATCTTACAAATAGATTTGATCATATCAACGAATAATTTTGAGGTGCATTCGTTACATTCCACTTCCATTACCGGTTTATGTCTATTGTATGATATGCATGTTACACAATTCAACCAGTGTGTATAAGTTCCTTTTTCTGCATTCAATCTATCGTATTCTACCTTTGTCTCTCCATTTTCATCGCCTCCTGTCCATTCCTTAGAGGGGTTAGGGACAATATTTCCGTTTTTGTCATAGGAAAACACGCAATTCGTTTCCAGTTGATACTTAATAACAGGCACTTCTTCTACTATTTTATAACTCAAACATCTCTTCAGAACTTCCCTGATTTGACTTTCCAAATCAGAAAGTGCTATACTATTGAAATATCCTTCGTTGCCTAATCTGTTTGTAGGTAATTTGATCCCATAAGAATGAATCTTATCCACATCTTCTTTTGACAAGGTAGTGGTAAACACCCCTTCTTTGGTGACATTCACTTTAGCAGTTACAGACAAACTGTTATTAGCGTTCTTTTCCGTTATATTTAGTGTTGTTAATGCTGCCATAATCAGATCTTTTTAAAATCAATTCGAATAAATATAATACATTCCTGCTTCATATACCTTATGTACATCAGGGTCATTCTTGTCTTCCGGTTCCAATTCACTCTCTTCACAAGTATAATCCCATTCAGAGTTGTAGTACATATCCTCGTCTGTTTTCTCCAAGGAACAATCTTTCATTAGATTCATATTTTCTCCCCATACTGCAACTTCTTGTCGTTGCTCTTCTTCCGTCATAAGGGATATTTTGTCTTTTAATTCTTTCCAGGTCATGATTTTTAAAAGATGATTAATAGTTTATTCTACATCAAAAAGCTGATCTAACACCAACAATTCCGCATTCATATCTTCATCTTTCGGGAAACGAACTTTTATATTTCCAAACTTAGATGTCTTAAACAAGATGTAGGGGTTCATATCTTCGGCAGTCACCGGCTTATATTCCTTAACTTCCGACATCTTGAGATACCAGTCACCTATTTTTACAAACCCAGAAAAGATAGAACACAGATGCGCTTTTACAGACTGTATCTCCTTTTTATCTTTGAAAGGTATAATTTCGTCCTTTCCCCTTATCCTGATTGACAAGAAAGGACGAATGTTATCTGTTTCATTTTGAAATTTGAAGCCTGTTATGGCTTGCTTGGGGATTCTTCTTCCCATTAATATAAAATAGCTCATTGTGATAAGTTTATAAAAAAATGGTATATAATTACTTCAATTAATTAGATGCAAATATGCTAATTTTGTTTAGATATCCTTCTGTCATCTCTATGAAATTCACACAATCTAATTTGCTTAACTTGTAAATCAATGCCGGATTGTGTACTATGGCTATAATTTGCGTTTGTGGTTTATGGAATGACAATACATTATAAATTTGCATTATATTGTCAATGTCAAGATTTCTGTCTGGCTCATCCATGAGAACCGTGTATTCAAAACTGCTTTCTGTTAATGTTATGCGGTTTCTTCCATAATACTTCAACAGGTTATCAATTCTTTTAATCCAAAACGCATTTGATTTTTTCTTGTATTCTACAAGATCTTGTATTGGAAATGTATAATCCTTTTGACCGAACATTAAATTGAAGAGTGATTCCAATGATAACACCACTTTCTCTCCATAAGATCTTCGAATATTATTCACATACAAATCGAAATTGCTGATGTTTTTCAATACGCTATCTCGATTCATCTCCGCCGATGGCAATAAACGGAATACTTTCCCTGCATAATCAGATGATATGTCAATCCCATCAAGAACCTTGTCATCATCATCAAATATAGGTGGAAAATCCAGCGCCTCAGCCGGCATTTCAGAGCACATGGACTTCTCGCATAACGCATACATTGATATGATGTTAAGCAAAGTTGTTTTTCCACTACCGTTTTTACCTATAATTACATTCACTCCTGGCTTGAAAATAAATTCTTTACCATTTTCAAACGCTTCTATGTCCGAAGCATATTCAAATGGAGTTTTTGTATTGTCTTTTATTTTTACTGATGTTATCATTGTAATCCTTTTTAAAAATCAATTACCGCCCGAACCATGTCTCCGATGTGCTTGTTGCCGGTGCCCGTGAGGCCACTGGAGAAGACCACGTACCACGCGACGGCCTGGCTGCTCTCAGTACTGGACCAATACCACGTCGAGGAGAGGGGAGATGCCGAAACATAAGCGAATGCTTTGTTTAGTTCGTTCATATAATGGGCCATTAAATTTAATTGACCAAGAGATGGTATATACTCGCCATCTTCCAGCAGATTTCTCAATTTTGGATTTCTGGCTACAAGGCGTTCCGTATTGCCGCGTCCGTCAATGTCAAACAGCGCATCACATTCACGTTCGTAATATGTCCCACTTCCGGATTCTTCACGGCTATCATCGTCAAGCAACCGTACACTATCATGCTCCGCCAATGAGATAGCAAACGATACGTCTTTGTGTTTTAATCCGATATAACGCACATTCTTTTTGAAATTCTCTCCAGTAAACGGCTCAGCATGTCCGTTTCCGTAGATTAGATACAAACCATCTTTTCTTGATGGTACTCTATTTTCACATACGCATCTTTCATTTTTGGGTCTTACAATTATGTTCAACTCATTCAACACATGATCTTTTATGACTTCCTTGCTTATTCTTTCTACAAAACCATAATTCCTTTGTTTAAGCTCATCATTTACCATACATCTGATCCAATTTTCTATCTGATTGTTTCCTCCGTATGTATTATGCATACACCTTTTTACAAGCTTTTCCAATAATGGTTCTATGTTTTTGATTATATCTTCTTTGGTAAGGTGAAGTTCATTTAATATGAAGTTCCTTACCGCCTTGTATTCTTTACTTGCGCTCATAATATATCTACTTAATACTGTGAATTATATTTTTTCTCTCTCCCACTGTCTTCCCCTATAGGATTATTCCATCCGTATTTTACAGCCATAGCTTTAAATAGAGGAAGTCCATAAAATTTATAATCATTCTCAGGATGAGCATATACTGTTGATTTCATTTCAGTTCTTTAATTAAAGCATCCGCATATATTACAGCTAATTCAGCCGCCTTATCACACGTCTCCAATATTAATTCACCGTGAGGTCCACGCCCTGATACGAGTGTGATCGGAAGCATGGTTTTTGCTATCTCGTATCTACGTTGTTCCCAATCTACATGGGTGTTACACGGTTCTTGATTGACCTGTATATATCTTCCTTCAATATTAGAAGATCTTAATGTTTCCGCATTCTCTTCGCCGAATGCGACCAGAATAGACCCACATCCTGGACTTTCACCTATTGTTCCATCTTCTCTGTGGAATTTTATCCTTCCTTTCATGAACAATATACCTTTTGCTTTCGGGAATACAACATCCTGAAACATCTTATTGTCAAGACGATTAAAAAGAAGAGCTATTCCATTATTGTGCTCTACCATACGAGTAATAAAATGCTCTATAGTCGGTCTTGAATAAGGTGGGTTTAACCATACCCTTCCTTCCCATTTTTGTTTTAATCCATCTTGCTCTTTGTTATACATAACCCTGGCTGTCCTCCATAACGGACGCATAGGCGCACATGGATCTAAATCAAATTCCCCTAAAGCGTCTATAATTTCTTTAGGTGTGTACCATTCATCTGTACTGTTTTTAGATTTCTCAAATGATGTATTCATATATCTATGTTTTATAAGTTAATCCCATCCTCCAGTAGTGTACAAAGATACATCTTCCTCCTCTACGTTTACACCTTTAATAGCCTGTAGAAGTTTTTTCTTTGTCTCCCGGCACATATTGTAACCATATCCTTTATACCGATATGAGCGTTCCCATGTGCTTACTGGAAAAGGAATATTTTCATCAATGACCAGTCTCTTCATATGAAGATGTTCGAAGAATTTCTCATGGTAGAGTAGTTTGTACTCGTATGCTACTATACTTGCAGATGAGAATGGAAAATAATCATCTTCCTCTTCTTCGTATTCCTCTTCTTCGTATTTAGGCTCCTTGTAGTAAGCCATTTTTGCCACAGTAAAGTCGAAGCTCCTGAGAATCTCTTCTGGCTTTCCGAACTCTGACTCTGTGAACTCTACCCATACCTTTTCTCCCTCTTTCTGGAATGCGCATACCTTCTCATTCCTGTACTTAAATTTCCATCCTTCTTTCTGATGTTTTTCATCATTGAACAAATCAACAGCTTCCTGAAAATCGTCTTCTCTTTCAAAGAAAATATCAATGTCTTTTACTCTTTCTCCGGAAAGGATATTTTTAAAACATCCACCAGCTATGAATCCTTTGTGGCCTTCCATATACTTGTCAAGCCATCTTATTTGCCAGAAATTATCTGGAGTATCTATTACAAAATTATTCATATTGTTTATGTTTTGCCGTTACCAAGCGAGATAAAAATTCCGCTTCACAATAATACAATGAGTGTAATTACTCAGGTCGATTCCGTTGTCCGTAAATGCATCCAGGACCCGTTTTTCCACGTATTTGAGTTTTACTGTTATCCCCTTCTTAAACACTTCTATTAACTTCTCATTGCACTCAATAGGTCCAATAAGACAGTATCTATTCGAAGGACTGTCTGATATACAATATGTCTGACATCCTAACATGTTGCTTAAAATTACTTCGTTCATAATTTCTCTATGATTCTAATATGGTGTCTACAAACTCCGTTATTTTATCAACGGATTCTTTTGATAAGGTATATCTTCTCCAATCCCATCTAAAATGCGCTTTTGGGAGATTTTTAGTAGAATATTTTTCATTTCCGTCCTTGTTAGTCCATTCGTAATTATCCTCTGGATCCGCCACTTTTATCCCCGATTTAGGTCCGTTACGAAAGCTATATAGCATTCTTATAACCGATTCAAAATCCGAACCTATATCAAATATCATATGATACACCTTGTTTATTAAAGCCCTATCAGCTTGTTCCAAGTCTTCACCAAACAACTCTCTTACACTCCAATTTTTCATTTCTGAATAACGAATGAAATTAAGTTTCCCTTTTTCTATATTAGGATCTTTTCTTGATAATACAAGCTCCAAATCTTTCACAAATGATTCTTTTAGTTTCTGTTGTCCTAACAAGGCGGTGTATTTGCTCACTATATCCATTATCCAAAGTTTTTTAATATTGCTCCAAACGAATCATATTTAATCCCTAATGTATCATGTGCCTTTTGGGATCCACATTCACATTCACCAACTCTTGCGCCGGACCCACACTCGCATAAGTCTATTCCCCAATGGTTGACGCAGTGGTTGCAGCAGCAGGACTGGTGAAGCCATGTGGCATCACCAGCATCCAAATCCAATTTTTCAAATGTTTCCCAAAACATGCTATTCGAAGCACCATTATCAAAGCTGATAGTGACTGCGCCGCATTTACATTTTTGTATGTATTCTATTTTCATATATGTTCCATTTTCAAAATTTCTGGGGATAGATATTCTTGTAACTCCAATTTGCGTATTGGGACAAGACAATCCAGATGTTTAGCGTCCATTTCTTGCCTATTCTCATCTACCCACATTAAAGTATCTTTACTGCTACATTCTGGGCATTTGTCAGCTCCACATGGAAGAAGCATTTGTGCTCCACATAAGACACATCTTACCCAGTCTCCGTGCTGCACCCCTTCGTATGGGATACATTGACTAAATCCTACCCCTCCTAAGCATTCGTATTTATTATCTCCTCCTGATTCTCTGGAAAATAGATGCACTTTCCATCTCTCTTGGTTATTTCTTCTCACCAGCACTCGTTCAAATGGTTTGAGGTCGTGTTTCGGCATCTCATCTAATAGATACTCATATTCACTTAAATATCGTTTTATTATATCTACCTTTCTACTGTCTTCGGCTTTTATAATCTTTTCTGCTAAAAATTTCTTCTCTTCCTCTATAGCCTTTCTTACATGCCGTTTTTTATATCCGTCATACACATTAGTCCATAATTTGCAATCAAACCCAATATCTCCAAATGATGCCATTCCGCATATACATCCCATTACCCCTTTGGTAATAATACCATTATATATAAATGGGTTCCCAAGCGTGCTTATTAATACATCTCCTTTCTTAAAATACGCTCCAGCCTCTACTTCCAATTCCAGATCGTTGTTGAAAAAAGTACGACCTTCTGTATCGGCATATATAGCACTTATCCCAGATTCATCTTTTTTTTACAAAAAGTAAATTATAACGATCTGCACAGTCTTTTGACTCATATACAAATTCTATTTTAATATTACCAATTAATACTGAACCTTCTATTTCTCCGCTTTTAATTTTTCTCGCCGTATTTAAATCAAACGGAACAACAATTGGATTTTCCATATCTTTTCGTTTTTAATTGTTATAAAACAGGATGAGCTACTTACACCCATCCCAGTTGTTTAGCAATGCCTTCCATCTCGCTATATGCAATGCGATGACACCCGGCTGTCAGTATATCGTTTTCATACCGGTTTATGCTCCACTGGTGACCGGTGACGTCCTCCACCAGACCGTGCCGGAACGGGCCTCCCCGGTGCAACAGTGACACCATCTGCCACATCCTTCTGGCTTCTTCTATCCCGATTTTTATTTGTTTGCTCGTTTCAATAATTCCCCCTTTTATGCGCATCCAAGCATTTACGTCAGCACAATCAATAAAATAATATGAATGCAAGAAATTAAGTTCTCCCGACTTCCATTTTTCTAATTTTTCATAAAAATCCTTACGAAATTTGTCTAATTCTTCTTCCCTTGCCCTTCGCTTTTTTTCCTGTTTTGCTTCTATATTTATTCTATATTTTTCAACTCTTTCCCGATATTTCAACCAAGTTCCTTCACCACAAACTTCATCTACAATCACAATAACGGTTCCAAGGACTTCCAGTGCTTGATGATTCAATAATATCTGGAAAACACGTTTCAACTCACGGACATGTTCACGTTTAATCTTATCTGATTTCCATGATAATTCATGGTTAGTTCCAAGCCATTCGTCTGCGCTCTTTTTAAGAAGACGCTGGGGAGTCCCCATATCGAAGAACTCAATATAATCCATCAGATTTTTAAAATTCCCCCAAACATCCCGATAAGACAATTCGGTTCTGGCTTTCTTGTATTTTTCAATAGCATCTTTAATGGATTCCAACCTACTGGTAACAAAGGCCATGTTACCGGTATTTGACATATTATATCCAACATAGAACACCTTTGAGCCAGTTGGTATTGCGTCACGAACACAACATTGATGTTTGCTTGTGGAAGAGGAACGATATATGTCATTAATCAAATACGCCTTTTCTCCACGCTTGTTTCGCACGATTCTTCCAACCTCAAAATGACTTCCATAGGAGTAAATACTTTCACCTTCAAAATAGAAGTTACTACCATTTGCAAATTCTTTCATTTCGTTTGCCCACAAGTGAGCGACCATTGAATTGTTCATATAAATATCTTTTTAATTGTTTAACTTACCTTTATCATATGACATTCTCTTTTCGTATTTTTCAATACGTTCGGTTATCATATCGCAGAAGACTTGCCCCTCTTTTTCGGAACCTCTGAAGTAACCAACCATCTTCAGAATATTTCCGTCAAATTCATGGACAAACTTGTTATAATAATGTTCACCCATAACTTTCCCGTATTTTCCCATAAACAAATCCTTGTCTAACGACTCATCCTTGAAACAACGGTTGTAATCCCATCTTACAATACGAAACAATGTTTCAAAATCCAATCTTTCCATATCCTGTATTTTATTTAAGCTCAAACTTAATACCTTCCGGCAACTGAGAGCGGTCTACCTTATTCACAAAATCATCAAACTCTTCCTGTGTGATTTTTTCTCCATAACCGTTCCAGTTGAAAGACAAAGTGTTCGTGTGAGAATAATATATAACATTATCGGTAGACAACCCATAATCAAACACACAGAGCATTATCTTCTTTTCTGCTTCTGCTTGTCTGATTTTCTTATCGTATCGCTCACAAATTTCAGCACG